ATTTTTTTTGAACGCGGGGGTATAATAAAAAGTAGTTTTTCCAATTTTTTTCTGCATAAAATCAGAAAAAGAATTTTTTATGTTTCCGTTTAATAAGGCATCAATACTGCTAGTCGAATACTCTGCAGGAGTTGTCATTTTACTATCCCACGCAGTGTTTTCTGTTTTCGCGTCTTTAAGAGCAAGAAGTGTTCTCCCTTTGCCATTTAATTCTGGTTCGTAATTATGTTTTGAGACAAGAAAAGCAGTATAAACGCCAGCGACGGAGATATAAACGGTATCACCTTCTTTGAGGTTAGAAATCTCTTCCGCAATCGTAGTAGCGTTGCAAGAAGCAGAAAGACTTGCGACTGTAGCTGTGATCGTTGCATTTCCGCTGTGTAAATACGTGACGTTGCAGACAGATACGCCGCGTTCGTTCTTGATGACATTCAGCTCAACGATACCAGCAGGAGATGCATTCCAAACAATAACAGGGGAATCGGCAGATGCAGGGGTAAGCGTTGCAGTGAGCGTGATCGTGTCGGAAGGATGTAAGTAGATCTCAGAAGAGTCGATTTGTAACGAATCAACGTCTTCAATCATATACCCGGTAACGGAACCCTTGAAGCTGCCATTAAACGTGTAAGAAACGTCCGTAATCAGTAAGTTAGAAGAATATCCAAACTGATGATTGAGCTTGACAAAATCAAGAGCATCGTTGTGTGGGCTGGCACGATAAGACAGGGTGGCTTTTCGACGGTTAGAAAGCACTTTATAGCTTTCAGTTAGAACATTTTTTGGCTGGGAGACAATGGAGGAAGAGATAAGCGCATTGTTTACACTTTGCGTAACGCCATCGCCAGTAGCACCATTCGGATACAATGACGAAGCTCCATTTAGAGAGTAAGAGATGTTTTTTAACTTATTAGAAAAAGTGATTTCCGGATACTGATAATCATTGATTTCAGTGATTTCATAAATGTCGGACTTGTTTTCAGGAAGATACGGAACCCGATCAATCCGAATCTCACCGTTTCTTGTTTGATACAAAGCCATACCGGCTGCGTTAGCAGAAAGCTGTAGAACATCAGCGTTTTTATACGAAGAATTTTCGTTGCTAAAATCAGTTGTATAGTCCTTCAAAGATTCGTTGATGTAATAGCTGATACCGGAAACATCAAGAAGTTCCAAAGCGTCATAACACATTTCGTATAAAGTTCCGCTTTTCCTTCCGGTGTATAGTGAATCGATTAAAAACGCCAAAGCATCGCGAGCTTCAAAGGAAGCGGTAATTCCATTAGAAGGAATGCTCCAACTAGAAAGGTAAAACTTTCCTCCGTTAATCCATTCAGTCTGTCCGTCCAAGTCCATGCCATACTTTACAAAAACAGCTTGGCGTTCATACAAATACTTGTAAAGGCCGTCTGGGTTGATAGGATTCCATTTTTGGTCGCTGTTATCAACGGAAAAAGAAATTGAATCCTTGGAAAGCTGACCGGAAATTGGGTCTCGCTTTGATTTATGGGAATACGACAGAAGGTCTGTTTTGCTAAATTTCACACGTCGTCCAAATTCCACTTGCGAGATACGAGCTCTTCGGTTTGGAATACACCATTCAAGAATTTCAATAATAACCGAATCATAATTGGAAATCTCAAATTCAATTGAAGTTTCGGAGGAATCGTTGTTGTCAATTTGCTTTTCCAAAAGAAGAGCGGTTCCTTTGTAAGCGGAAATTTTAAATGATTTTGCCCATTCATTTAAAATTTCAGACCAAACGATTGTCAGACCCGGTATTTTTTCTTCGTGGATTTTACTAAAAGAAAATGTGATGGTTGGATGATTAGAGCTAGATACGCATTCACCGCTTACATAGCCGCATTCTTGATACGGTTCAGAATCCGGAACAATACTAAGGCTTCCATCCAAAACCCAAAAATTAGTTTCAGCAGTCGCATAATTTCCGGAAACGGAAATGTCCAGATCAGTGATGGATGCCACGTTGCTAAACACGGTTTGCGAACCTGAACTTGCAATAGCGTCCGTTTGCGCCGCATCATCAGCTGCATGATAAGTAATCTGAATAAAAGTTTCGGGTACAAGCGTATTATTATATTGTGAAAGCCACTTATCGGACGGCTTTACGGACATATAAAATCACCACCTTTAGACCTCAACCAGGCTCAAAGAACAATCCGTCCAGCCCATCACATTTCCGGTGTTTGGGCCCCTTCGCCACATTCCGGCCGTTCGGTCGGAAACATACATCTGACGTGTGGAATAAGAAGCTGTTGCTTGATTGTAAAATCGTACCGTGCAATAAAAGTTTGTAGTGAATGGGCCGATAACGGAAGCCCATTGTTTTGCAGTAAGGTAATTCCACTTGAGAGCCACTTTTGCAACATCGTTTCGAACCACAGAGCCAACAACCTTGCCCTGCACGTTTCGGCCAGAATCAACGATGGTTGAAGTCGTTGCGCTATAAGAGGAAGGCTCTGGCAAATCTACGCCGTTCACTGATACAAGAGCTTGCATAATTCACCGTCCCTTCCTTAATAGCTATATACTTCCGTACCCATGATTTGCACGCCACGGTCAGCCTGCTGCTTTTCAACCGAAGCAGTAATCTGCTTTCCGTCAATGAACAACCTGACTTCCTTGCCGCCGGTAATTTCGTCACCATAGCGCTGGAAAATATCAAGAAACGCATTATAGCAGCCGTTGTAAACCGCACCTTGCAGGTCGGAAGAGCTTGTTGACCCGGATGATGTATTGCCGTAGTATCCATTTGCAGAAGTGGTGGAGCCTGTAGAAGCATCATATTCAGGGGTCCCGACGTAAGAAGAATTGTCAGTTGAATATTTCCCACCGAGATTGCTCACAATACCCGCAATCGCAGCGCCTAAGGCAATTGCGGCCGCACCCACAATAAGTGCTACAGGAATGCCGAAAACTGTAGATGAAAGCGCGCCAGCAATGGAAGTAAGAAGGCCAACAAACGCAGAGCCAACACTTCCAATCAAGCCGCCCATTGCAGCAAAAATTTCAGGGAAAGAGCTTACAAGACCACCGAAAAGGCCTTGACTGATCGCAGTGCCAGTAGTGGCTAAAGGCACCTTCAATGCGCTAATTGATGCAGAAATCGTAGTTCCAAGATTGGAAACGCTTTTTACGATTTTTCCAAAATTGCTTGTTATGCCGCTCCAGATAACCTTGCCAACTTTTAACGCTTCGTTAAACAAGGTTTTGGATGCATCCTTTAAAACACTGGAAATATTGGAAATAAAGCTTTGTGCGTATGCTTTTACCTGATTTCGGTTCTCCTCTCCCATCGCCTGCCAGATAATAGCTGCTGTAGTTGTTCCGATCGTTTTCAAGTCTCCGTTCTGCACAGCATTCCAAAGATTCTGCACTGTGCCGAAGAAGTCATTCTGCAGACCGGAGTCAAGCTCCTGCCACTTGCTGTCCAGACCGTTGAAGAAACCATTAACAAAATTCGTTGCGGTGGTTGTGCCATAGTCAATCATCTCGTTGCCCTTCTGCTGAACAACGTTTGCCAGATTGGTCATAGCTTGTTCAACGTAAGGAAGTACTGCAGTGATACCGTTTGCAAGGCCTTGGTCAATAAATTCACCAAAGCGTTCAAACAGAGCGGAGGGAGAGTGAATTTCAGTATCGGTCGTAAACTTGTCAATGATAGCTTTGGCGAGATTTGCCGCAGCGCCTCTTGCGGTTTCAATGCCGCTCTTGATACCATTTACCAGACCTTGCCAAATGTTTTTGCCTGCTTCAAACATTTTGGAAGGAAGAGAAACAATAGCATTTGCAACGGCTGTTACCATATTGGAAGCAGCTTTTGCGGCATCTTTTGCCCACGTTTTGATATCATCGATAAATCCACGAACAGCTTTCGCACCGTTTTCGACGTGTTCATCGAGATGTACGAACCATGTAACAACATCCTTTACCCAATTGATAAGGTCAGCAAAACCAAGAGCCGCCTTTTCGATGAAGTTCCCGTTCATCTGAATATCAAGACGGTCGGTTTCACTTACTCCATTGGTAATCCATCCGACAAACACTCCGATATCGTGAATCAGCTGAGCGATGCCCATGACGGCATTCTCGATAAAGTTACCGTTCATCTGTAAGTCAAGCCTGTCAGTTTCGGAAACACCGTTCTGAATCCATCCAATAAAAATTGCGAAATCATTGATAAGGTTTCCAATGGCTGTAATTGCGTCACCTACAAAATCAGCAACTTTTTCGCCCATAGACTTGAAAGCATTGAACCAGTCCGTTTCCATCTCAAAAGCTTCTTTTTGGCTTTCGCTACCAAGACCACGAACTGCAACAGTAATAGCTTCAAAACCAAGAACAGCAAGACCGGCTACAGGATGACCGCTAACAATAAGACCGATGCCCATAAGTGTTGTAATTAAATCACCAACATCAAGATCAAGGTCTTTTACAACGTCAGAAATTGTTTTGAACGCAGAAGAAATGCCCTCCTGCCAACTTTCTGGAATGAGATTCCAGATTACTTGCTTTAAGTTAGAAAAAGATTCTTTCAGGTATTTGATGGATTCTCCGAGTTTTCCATCTGTGAGTGATATATTCCAACCCTGCCTAAGCCCTTCCGCAGCAAGGTAAATCATAGCTCGAACACGTTCAAGGCCTTTTCGGAACGCCTCACTGTTTTGGTACAGGTCAACAAAACGAGCAACCATGATGCCAACAGCGACAGCTGCTCCCATAATGGGAGACTTCCAAAGCTTGAGAATTCCTTCAATTAAAGAGCCATCGCCTTTGATTTTATTGAGAGCTTCAAGCAAAGCGTTGCCAATAGCCCACGTTGCAAATCCGGCAGAAATGCCAGCAATCAATGGCGCAAGCTTTTCCAGCTTTGCCTTGATTTCGTCCACGGCGTTGCCAACATAGTTCTTGAACATATCGTAGCCGGACAGGTCTACATTGCCTAAGATGTTGCCAGCAGATGCGCCGCTGCCAGAGCCGGAGCTTTCCTGCGTGGGATCAATGATGTTCAGTTCATCAAAGCCCATCGTGTAGTCCTTGAGGGCTTTGGCGGCTTTCTTTGTCGAATCGGCCGTGTCATCCATTGCGTCACCGATGCCACCAACACTGTCAGCGCTCTTGGTGAAATCAGTGAACACGACCTTCACACCCATCAGCTTTGCAACCCACTGGACAAATTCTCGGATAAGTTGGACGGCGGCAATCAGCGGGGGAAGAATAGATTTCATGGCAGGGTAGAGCAAAGAGCCAACAGACTTCGCCAGCATATCCAACTGCGCTTTCAGAATCTTAATCTGGTTCGCAGGGCTCTGGATGGTCTGTGCAAGGTTGCCCTGCACGTTGGCAGTCTGCTTCATAATGGCAATGTAACGCAAAACTGCCTTATCTGCCTGAGACAGGCTAGAAACCTGTTTGTTAAAGCCCAAAGCAAGAAGTTCCTGCTGTAACCGTGCCTGAGACAGGTCGATGCCCAAACGGCGAATAGGCTCAATCTCGCCAGAGATTGCGGAAGACATTGCGGTAAAGGTCTCTGCAACGTCTTTGTTCCAATAGGAACCTTCGTCATAAGCAAGCTGGGTCAGGTTCTTAGACAGAATATATGCTTTGTCGCTGGCCAGACCAAACGAAGTACCCAGGCTCTGGATAGTAGCCATGTAGGTCATCGCTTTGGTCGGGTCAACGCCAAGCAAGCCCTGCATCTTGCTAATGAGCGTATCGGCTTCACCGCTCAAATTGCCCATAGCATTATGGAACAAGTCTGTTGCTTCATAGAAGTCATTAAACTTCGCAACAGCGTTGCCAAGATACTCAGCGATAGCTTTCAGCGAAACCAGCTTTGCCATGTTCCGCATAAAGCCGTTCATCTGATTGGACAGACTGAGATAGCTCTTGCGCTGCTTTTCGTTGGCTGCGGTCACACGGTTCGCCTGTGTCACAACCTTGCTCAACTGCGGCGGGAGCTTTGCAAAAGCGTTGCCCGCCTTGTCAAGCTGAGATGCAAGAGGAGTAAGGGCGGCAGAAATCTTCTGGCAAGAGCTTGCAAAAGAATCAAGGTCAGTCGCTTTCAGCTTGTCGGTCAGGTCAGGGACCTTTCCGATCGCATTGAAAGCACTGCCAAGAGCTTTAAGGTTCGATGCATCCAGAATGGACAGCGGAGCCAAAGCGCTAGTGAGCTGAGTAATGCTTCCAGACATGGAGTAAAAGTCCACGCCGTTCAAACCAGACACAGCCGCTGGAATCTTCTTGATTGCATTCACGACCGTGTTGATGCTTTTTGCGCTTGCGGTCGGGTTTACGTTGGAAAGTCCATTCAGAAAGCTGGTGATTTTGTCCAGCCCGGACATTCCAGCCGATGCCTGTTTAAGCGTTGCAATGGAACCAGCCAGCTTATCAAGGCTATTTACAACCTTTGTGACGTTGCCTTTCGTCCGCAAATTAGAAATGGCGGTAGCGAGCTTGTCGATATTAAGCTCTGCGCCTTGCGATTCCGCAGAAATCTCTACGGATAAGCTCGTAATATCAACATCAGCCATCACTACCACCATCACTTTCCATCATAGAGAACATCATTCTCTTGATTCGCTCCTGCGCCTCAACTGCGCGTTGGTATTCATACTCGTCTTTCTCCTTTTGGGTAAGGGGAATCGGTCTATCCATGTACTTGATGGGGCTAGACCCTTTCTTTCGGAACATATTGCCAACCGTAGAGGAAAGCGCAGATGCCATGTAAAAGCCATTTCTCCATGCTTCTGCATTGGCTCTGCGCTCCCGCAGCTCCTCTGCGTCACGGTAGACCTTCGCCAGCCAGACATCGCCGTGCCAGAACTGGTCATAGGTCATGCCGATGGAAATGTAATAGGCTTCTACATCATGGAACAGCTTGGAGAAGGAGAACGGTTCTCCCTCTCCGTCTGTTTCCTGAGATTGTGCAGTTACACAATCTCCCACGTTGCGTTTTTTGCGGTCTTGTCCTCAGTGTCAGTTGCCAGCAGAGACTTGGAAGCGTCCATAAACATCTCAAGCAGAACGCCCATCAGGTCTTCCTTATCCTCGATGTGCTGGAACATTTCGTCCACGACCTTGCGCTTGATGCCCTTGTTTCGTGCGATGAAAGCACCGTAAAACAAGGCACGGGAGTTGGACAGCAGATTGGTCATCTGGGTGTACTGGCCAATCTGAAAGCCTGCACGTTCGGTAGCTTCCACACTGTCACGGGTGAAAGTCAGTTCGTAAGTGTTCTTGCCATCGGGGGAATGAAAGTTGATAACCTTAGCAGCCATAATAAATGCTCTCCTTTATAAATAGGAGCAGAACCAAATCCGTTGTTCAGTTCTGCCCAATTTGGTTGATTCGATTTTTGCGGTTTAGCCGCCAGTGACAGTCAGGGTCTCGCTGAACTCAGGCTTCTTGGTGAAGATGCAGTTGATGGTCATTTCCACAACCTCGTCCACGCCAAAGCCGGACAAGCCAACCTGATGCATACCCTGCCAAGTGAAGCCGGAGCCGTCCTGCATCTTCAGGGCGTAGTACTTCACGGCGTTGCTCTCGGAAGTCTCATCGTAGCCAGCTTCCTTGACCTTCTTGTAGTCAGTCTTGTTGTAGTTGGCGGTGAAAGACTTGGTGTCACTCTGGATAATGCCGAAGATGTTGACCTGCATAGGGTCAGACAGAGTAGTGGCATCCAAAAGGTTAGGCTCGGAGATCAGGTCGGGCACATCCTTGATGTCGCACAGCTTCGTTAGAGCGGTTGCGCTGTCGCCACAGTAAAGGGTGGTATTCAGACCGGAGATAGCAGTGCTCATAGAATGTTTACCTCCTTAGTTTCGGTAAATCATTCCGTCCTCTCCGATTGTTGCCCCGTAGCTGCAATCAATCCGATAGACGGAATTGTTGTACAGCCCATTCAACGGGGCAAACGACTTGCGATAAAATTTAAGCGGTTCAAGAACAGAATCCACGATGCCAACAATGGAACGTGCTTCTGCAATGCGTCCGGTGTTCTTGTTAGAGTAGACCCGCACACGCAGGAAAACGGCGGCGTACTTGCTGTGACCAGCAGAATCAATGTGCACAGGAAGATTGTTGTTTTCCTCTATCTGCACACACGGAAACTTCTTGACATTGCTGTCATTGATTTCACCAGTAACAAAGATGCCGGGAACTTGCTTTCGCAGCTCCTTAGCAACGGCCGTGAAGATAGAATTGAAATAATCAATCAACTATTCCAAACCTCCCTCCACGTTGCTTCGACCTGAGAAGCCATTTCCTCAACAGCCCCCCACATAGCCATAGCTGGCTCGTTGCCGTCGGTGTAATTCAACTGACCTTTGCCGTCCACTTCCTTAACAGGAGTGCCAGCATTGCCAGATTCACCGTAGTAGTACCAGCGCTTGTGCTGTCCGTTGCCTTTTCCGTATGTTCCGTGTTCACCAACGCCGTCAGGAAGTTCGCCGCCATAAGCAGAGTGCATAACGCCAATGCCAAACTCGATGAACGCAACTGCCTTTCCGTGCGCTACGATTGCAAAGCCATTTGGCGTTTGTACCGGGTCGTGCTCAACTGTTACGTCATTGTCGCCAGCATACTGTGCGTTAGCAAACCGTACAGTCGCAACGTCAATGCCTTTTTGCGCTAGCGCCTTTGCAAATTCCTGCGCCTTTTTGTTCAGGGTGGTCTTGTACTCCTGTATCTGACGTTCCGCATCACGAAGTCCGGCATCGCTCAACCTCACTTTAATTTTCACTTGCAGCCACCTCTTTCAGCGCATACAGCGTATCCGTGATATGCTCTGCGACCTTGACCACAGTGTAATTGAATGGCTTTGAAACGTCTGTCTGAAACCAGACGTGCGTACCTTCATAAAGCGGTGTGTTGCGCTTTTTGCTGGACGAACTAACAACGTAGCTGTAATCCGTGAACGCTCCAAAAGGGTTTGCTTCCGCAGAACCAGTAGGAGGACTGACATTCAGCATCAGCTTTGCGGGTTCGCTCCACGATTCGTATGCGGATTCGCCGGTTTCGTTTCCCCACTCGTCCACAACAGGAGTTTTCTCGCCAACAGGGTTCGAATACCACAGCGGGCGTTTATCCAGCGGGCTTCCATTGAACATCAGGCAATAACACCTACTCTCGGAACCACTTCATTCAACAGGGACTGCGCCACATCGGAGCTTTCCCACACACGAGTAATGCCGTTGTTGGTATAGCTCGTCTGTCCGTTTGCACCGATGTGGTTGTACAGTTCCGCTGCAATGCGTATCTGCAACGACTGATACTGCAAGGGCAACTCGTCTGGTCTGTTACCAAAGGGGTAGCCCTGCGCAAATATCTTGTCTTTGGCAAAATCAAGCAGCAGGTCGAAGAGTGGGTAGTCCTCGTCCGTGATTTCACGGTCAAGTGCAGGGGCAATGTACTGCCCCAGCTTGACTACCGCTTCGGAATACTGATCTCCCATGCTGCTTTCCTCCTTTCGCCTTAGTAAGCCTTGATGCAGTACACAGCGTCCATGCGCTCAAAGGACGGCAGGACGATCTCAGAAGTATAGACGTTGGCATTGACCGGGTGAACGGTCAGCTCGGTGGTAATGGCAACGCCGGTGTTCACGATGGACACGGATGCGCCGGACTGGCCAGACAGCAGGTCTGCTTCCTCAGGAGTAGTGCCGTACCAAGTGCTGCCAAGAGCGCCGGACGGAGCAACCACTACCATGCCGTCAGGCAGGTACTTCTCGCTTGCGCTGTACTGGTCTGCCTTGAACATCTTGTCATACAGATGGATGGTCATCCCAGTTGCAGATTCGATAATCTGCCGTGCTTCAGCGTCCAGCAGAACAGCGTTTGCCTTTGCGGTGACGGTCATGAACCGATTCTTCACCTCGTCCGCAGCAATCATGTTGCGGAAGGTGGCGGTGTTCATATACACCTCAGTCACGACCTCGCCAACGCTTGCCAGAACAGCGTCCTTCGCGGCATTCAGGTCAGCAATGGGAGTGGCAGTGGTGACGTTCCACTTGGACTTTGCGGCAGAGACTTCCTTGTAGTTGGTGGACTTCCAAGTGCCGTCCGGGTCGTAGTTGTAGGTGTAGTTCACGCCGTTTGCCTTGATGGTGATGCCGGGAATACCATTGGTGGGAGCCAGAAGCTGCCAGATCATGCGTTCAGGAACGATACGAGCGCCAGTGATAAGCTGTGCGGTGTCATCGTACAGACGGTTCATCACATCACGGGCATAGGGGTCGTTGCTGTCCAGAACACGCAGGATTTCCTGACGGTCTTTCTCGCCCAGATGGTAGCCCTCACGGAAGAACGGCATCTCGGTCTCATCGAACTTGAAGCCCTCACGGGTGCGGAACGTAGCCTTTGCGTCAAATGCGCTGGGCATCAGAGAAACGCCAACGCCCTTGTGACCACGCAGCCACTTCAGGTCGAGACCTGCCTTCTTCTTTGCAGGGAACAGTGCGTCAGATGCAAAGGGCATCGCATTGGTGGGGTCGTTCGTCCAATAGGCGGCAATTGCAGCCGGGGCAAAGACTTCCTTAAGATTCAGTGCCATGTTGTTTTACCTCCTATTAAGCGTTCACGCTGATGTTGTCGCGGCAGAAGATGCCAGGAACGGCAGTCTTGAGTGCCTTGATTGCGTCAGCATCAAAGGTGAAGCTGGAACTTGCCGCTGCCTTCTTGGTGTCGATAACGCCACGAATCAGCAGGGAAGCATTGGGGTTCTCTGCCGGGTCAACGTCATACAGCAGGATGCCGTCAGCGTTGATGGTCTTAGAACCAGTCTCGCCAGCAGCAACAGCTTTCTTACCAGCCAGCGTCATGGGATAGCCAGCCTTAACCGCAGCAGTTTCGGTCACGGTAAATGGGATGGCGGTGTAGTCATTGGAAGCAAGGATGGTATCGTTGATTCCGTTGACCGTGTTTCGGGTAAACTTCATGTTTTCCTCCTTGTTAATGGAAAGCACTCATTGCGTCACTCGATGCCTTGGAAGTATTTGCGTTCTGCTGTGCAAGGCTCTTAGCAAACGCCACGCCTTCGCTGTCAGAACCGCCCTTGCCATCCGCACCCGGAGGTGTGGGCATATCCTTCAGCAGAGAAGCCTTGTATGCGGTGTCGTGGGCGGTCATAAACTCCGACTGGAACTTAAACACCTTGTCCATGTCACCGTCAGCCAGTGCAGACGCAGCCTTGTTGGCAAGTTCAGCGTCATAACCCTGTGCAACGAACTTCTCACGGTAAGATGCAAGGGTCTTTTCCTTGACGAGGTTCTCTTTGTCGGCAGTCAGGGCATCAATCTGCTTCTGCATCTCTGCCAGTTTGTCAGCTTGTTCCTGTGCGGCATTCTCGTCATCGGTACGCTTTGCCTTGAGCTGCTTCTTGTACTCAGCAGCTTCGCCGTTGGCTTTCGTCACGGCGTTGCGCAGCTTCTCAACCTCTGCGTTAGGGTCTGCAACCTTTTCAAGCGCAGAAATGATTTCATCAGCGGTCATGCCCTCTTTGTAGGCATCACCAAGCAACACATTGAGTTTCATATTGTTAATCTCCTCCTGCGTTTTTTTACCGTTGCTTCCCTGCAACGCTGCGAAATTTGTATCCCGACTTCCCTGCCGGAATATATCAGCCCGAAAATTCGGGATGATTACATATTGTCCACAAGCTCTTTGTAGCTAATCCCACTAGTCAGACCGGGCGATTCTTCACTATCCGTTCCAACGAAATGAGCATTTTTAACACTCGGATGTAAATACTCAATCATTGCAAAATTAGCCACATCAATCAGCCATTCGGTATTTCCCGTTTCGAGATATTTTTGAATGCGGGGTTGAATCTCCTTGACAGCTTGTGCTAATTCTGGATAGGTTTGGTTCATCCAGCCATACTTGTAATGAGAGACAAGGATTCGGTTTTGCATCTTCTTGACAAAATCTTCATCCCAATCCCTTGCAAGGATTTCACTGTTTGATTCCATCGTTGTTCTCCGGGTCGGTATCGGTAGACCGTTTGTCTGCCGTGTTCCTGGCATTTATGCCGGTAACATCCTGTTTAGGCTGCTCCTGTGGCTTCGGTGCTTTCCCATCCTTGCCTAGCTTTCCGGCAGCAATCAGGAAGGGCTTACTCATTTCATAAGCAGCCTGCGGGTCGGGGAACAGACCAGGCGTAGTGAACGCCAGCTGCGGGTCAATGGTCTGCTGCAACATCTGTGCAAAAATCTGAACCTTGCTTTGCTGGTTATCGTACTGACGGCGGGGCAGTTTGATGTTGATGTCACTTGCCATCAGCTTAGAGCCAGCCGTATCACGCAGGATTTTCAGCATTACAGACAGGCTTTGGCGTTCAGCGTACTTGAACATATTCTCGTACTGCTGTGCTCTTGCTTCGGTGTGGTTCCAGCCATTTCGGACGATAACTGCGCCCACGTTGTCGGATGTTGCGTTCTCGCTGCCAGTGGCACTAGGCATAGCAGTCAGACTGCGGTACACGTTCAGCATGGAATCAAGCAAGGTCTGGCTCTGCTGTTGGTCAAGCTCGTTTGCAATCTGAGAAACAGAAGCGGGCAGACCAGAAGTGGATTTCAGGCACATTGCGCCAAGTTCTTTTACTTGGTCAAGCGCATCCTTGTCCACAAGGCAGTTGGTAAACACCATGATGGACTGGATGAACTGTGCCACACCGTCCAAACGGTTGCTTTCAAGGTCGTTGATGGCATCCAGCACAGGAATAGCCGGTTCAAACAAACCCATCCGCTCCGGGTTCAGCTTGTATTCGACCATCGGCAACATTCCGAGAGAGTGATTCTCAGACTTTGTGACCTTGCCATTGTCGATTTCAAAGTACTGGTTTGGCGTATACACGCAAATTAGGTCGTTTAGGTCATTCTGATAATTGCGTGGGATGTGCAGCACGTTGGCGATGGGCTTGTGTCCGATACCGGAGTTGTAAATCACATACGCCATATCCGGGTCGGGAACGTCCACCAACAGGGGCGTTTCATCCGGGTAGTTGCCGTTGTACCCCTTGTCAGGAAGAACAATGCGGTATCCCTGCCCGCACTCCAACATCCACTGCCAGAGCCTCCGATCAAGCGCGTCTTTGCCCTCATACTGCAAGGCGTTGGACAGGCGGGCGATTTCCTCACCGTCACCTGTTGCCGTTTCAGACCGCACATAAGAGCAAGGAGTGCCGCTCATGTAACCTGTGTAGAAGCCCACGCACTCGTTGGCATGGTTCTCTACAATGCGGTTGGTGATTTCAGCGTGGTACTCCTTCGTGCGGTGGAGGACAGGCTGGCTACCCAAGTAGTAGTTGTGCAGAAAGCGAATCTCGTTCTTGTTCAGCAGATGAATAGGCTCTGCCTTGCCCATGACCACTTTCAGCACGTTCGCCCGATTGATTTCCGTCTCCGGCGTTTCAATCGGTCTACGTCCGGTCAGCGGATTATTCAAAAAGCCGTCAACGACTATCTGATACTCAGCCATGCGTTCCTCCTTTCCGGCAAAATAAAAAGCGCAGCAAGACAAACCTGTTAAGGTCTATCTCACTGCGCTTACAACTGCGCTTCAAAAGCTATTCAGTTTTTAAATTTTGGTACGGAGACCCATGTATCTTTTGGAAGGTTGGAATCTCCAATTGTAATCCAATGGCAAAGAGGGCACAGAAGGGAGAACTTACCTTCCACTTCGCCAAGATAACGCCCACAATCGCAAGGATTGCCGTTTGCGTCTTTTCGAGGACGCTTGCATCTGACTTTTGCTACCATCTGTGCTCCTTTCGTTGGATTTCTGGAAACAGGCTGTTGAGCACAGACCTGTCAGAAGCTACTGGGAAACTGTTCGCACTTCCAGCCGTGCTATTCTTCGCCCGAAGAAAACCATTGCAGCCTTTACATTCAGTTGTCGGACAGACGTAAAACGGGTAAGCTGCAATTTTGGTGCTGCATAATGGATTTGAACCAATGTATGTCCGGTTATGAGCCGGATGCTCTAGCCTGACTGAGCTAATGCAACATAGAAACCCGGCTTGATTGGTTAACCGCTGCTCTTTGCAATGTCATGTCTAACCATTGCATCGAGAGCCGGGAGTAGCGGTGGAGGTTTTGGAGAATAAAGCCATGCAAAGCTAGGTAGTTGGTTGTGCTGCGTAACGGAATCGAACCGTTGCTTGCCAGCCATGGGGGAGACAGGCTGGCATTCCCCTTACAATTGGAAACGCAACATATAAAGCCCGGTGAAGGTGAAAGAGTGAGAAAACCTCCACCGGCGAAAGGAGGAATATGCTTGTTGACACGCACGCGAGTAAAATGACAAAACCCCGCGTGCAAGCTATTCCTTTAAGGGAAGCTGCAAAACTTCCTGCGTACATTATAAGCCTTGTCAAGTGGTGAAATCAAATAAATAGACCCAGCGAACACAATATATTGTGTTTTTAATCAAAAAGGCCTCTTGACAGGCTCGATTTTACTGATTCCGTTGTACAGTTCATCGGCAAGCTGAGCCAAACTATCCGGTGCATCATCGTGCGGAACTTTGCCAAGCTGCGTGAACATCGTCACCTGTTCCATGAATGCCTTGTACTCTTTCGACTGGTGCTTCTCGTCAAGGAAATAGAACCGTTTGATGTCCGGCGCATACTGGATGATTCTTGACAGCTTGCTTTGACCACTAGGCGCACGCTGGCTACGGACAGAGCAGTGATAGCCTTGCTGCCGAAGCTGGCTGTCTACCACGTCACAGTATTCGTCACCGCCATTGTTGGCTTCGCCGCATACTACATTGATTTTATGCTGGATAATTTTGCCCACGACTTCCGGTCTGGTCACGGTTTTATCTCCGTTATTAAACACAAGATCAGGGATGAACACGGCATCCCCGTACACATAGGCAATAGGACAGGCGGTGAAGTCCCCGCCACCCCATGCAATATCCATGACCATGAGCTTCCGATCGGGCTCACCATCAGGAAGAACGCCGTTAAAGTATCGCAGCTCATCAGCAGGGAACAGCAGACCTTCACGCACATAAGGCTTGCCCATGTACTTTGCCCACCATGTTGCATCGTCAATGCTGGCTTTCATGTCGGCATAGTAGGCATCGTCAAATCCCACGCCGTAGTCATAATTGAAATTGCTGTGTCCGTTCTCATCCACAGCGGGAATCACCCGGAAGCGGTACTTCGGATTGTCCGCATACTGGTTCTGGATGCGCCCCAGAGGGTCAAGCACGTTCCAGCGTGTACCAACCATCAGCTCCAATGCGCCCTGCTTTTTACGGTCTTTCAGCTGGTTTAGGTAAGCATCGTACTTGTTGTTCAGACGCTCAACATTCAGGCTTTCCTCCAAGTCCTCAATCAAGTCATCGCTGTACAGAACGCCGCCCTCGCCGATTTCAACAGCACCGGTCAGCGTGCCGCCGATGGAACGACAGGTCAGGGTGGGGAAGCGCTTCTTTCGGTTCAGGTCAACGCTTTCATCTTTTGCGCTCTTGTCCACAAGCTGAACGTCAGGGAAGATTTTGCCCCAGTTGTAGGTCACGGGGTCGGTGATGATGGACAGCACTTCGCCGTAGAAGCCATTGGTCAGCTTGTCAGAGTGTCCGCTCATGACCGATGCAACGTCAGGGCGGTTGCCCATCAGCCATGTGATGAAAAAAATACATAGCGTCGATTTTCCGACGCGAGCAGGTAAGCTAACTCCCAAGAAGTCAATCCGCTTATAAAACAAGTCCTCAAGGTCATCTGCCAGCACTTTCAGAACCCTGCGTCTCGGCTGATAGAACTTCTTCTCCGGCGCACGATTCCATTCAAGGTAGATGCAATAACTGTCAAACACATCCTTTGATTCAAACAGGTACGTCCGGCCGATAATGTCATAGGCCTTCGCCACGTCCTCGCCTGTTTTCATCTTGCCCATTATGGATGCACAGACGGAGCGCAGCTCTCCAGAGTATTTGTAGGCATCGAACCGCTTATCCTGCGGCAGAGCGTCTCTCAGGTTCACCACCGCCTGAAACCAGTCCTCGTAGACCTGTGCTTCGGTCGGATTCTGCTTTGCATACGATTTGATGCTGTCAATGATGGCGATACACTGCTTTGGCTGCATAAAAAAATAGGCACCCCCCTACCTGAAAATGTAAAGAGTGCCTACAACTGCACAAAAATCAAATATTCGGTTTTATGATGCTGGTTCGGAAAATTATTTGCTAAAATTCGTTTTAATGAATGGAATGTGCGATTTATTTGACCTCTTCCGCAAGCTGGTTTAGCCTGCGCTTCAATTCATCTGCGTCATAGTATAAAGTGTCTGCGATGGCATTGAGAATATCGGGCTTGTCGGTGTAATCGCACAACGTTTCAATGAGCTTCAAGCTCTGCTCAGACAATTTTACGGTTTTCATGCTTTATTCCTTTCTCTGACTATGTAAAGTGGGCTTTGGTTGTTCATCTCCTAGCATCAGCTTATAACGGAGATACTTTTCGACAATACTGTGTCTTTCTGCCAGTGTACCGTAAATAAAGACGAGAGCATCTTTAGCAGCATCGTATTCATTCGGGAAAATGACAAGTTCCTCGTTTGCAAAGGTCACGGTGCAGTTTTCATAGCGACAGACTTCCAAGAACTGCTTGATTTCAAGGAATCCGCCAAAATCAAGCATAGACCGCAGCGTGATGCTACCATTCTTAACAATCAGTTCTTCTCCATGCATATTATCCAGCCTTTCTCTGCTCAGCAATCCGATACCATGCCTGGCGGGTCACACCAAGCTGCTTGGCAGCGTCCGTGACGGTCAGCAGACGCTTTTCCACCTGCTCGTGCAAAACGTCAAAGAGGTTGCGGTCATACTCGGTGGGCTTGCGGCCTTTATAAACGCCTTTCTGCTTTGCCACTTCGATGCCCTCTTGCTGACGATCGAGCATATTCTGTCGTTCAAATTCGTTGATGGCTGCAATCATCGTCAGCATCAGTTTACCGGTGGGAGTGCCTGTATCTAGGTTTTCTTTATCACTTGCAAGGTGTACGCCGTTAGCTTGTAGCGTTTCGACCATTTCAAGCAAGTCCTTTGTGCTACGGGCAAGGCGGCTGAAATCGTGGATAAACACGGTATCGCCCGGCTGAACTGATTTAAGCATCTTCTGCAACTCTGGTCTATCCATATTCTTGCCAGAGACTTTCTCAATGAACCAACGGTCAATGTTATGCCGCTTCAACGCTTCCACCTGTCGCGCTTCATTCTGTTCAACAGTAGATACACGAACATACGCTACGTTCATTCAGAATCGCCGTCCTTTACCTCTCTTATCTGATAAGCGCCCGTTCTAGTTAGCTCCCCGTTGTCCGGCTCGACAACAAGCCTGTATCCCAGCACTTCTAAAATCTGAACCATCGTAGATAGCTTCATATCATCGGCCAAAACACGAGAAGATACGCTAGAAATTTTTTTATAATCAAGTTTTTTTCTGAGGTATTCGTATGTCCGATGCTGCTCTTTGATAATCCCACGAAGAATTTCGCTGGAATTTACCTTGTTGTTCGTAGCTGCCATTTTTTTGCCCTCTCTTCCTTTGGTATCATTATACGCTTTCTAGCGTAAGCTGTCAAGAGAGCAATTCGGCCCTAGTGTATATATAAATATACTATACTCTGTAAATACAGAGTATAGTAGTATAAGGATGTTAAACTTTTTACATGGAAACGTGTATACGCTTTATTTTTGATTCGTTCTGAATCTGTAAAGTATATTTTCTTCAAATTTCCATATTGACAAGTGCTCAATATCTGGTATATACTATCATCAGCAACAAAGCGAGGTGATGAAGTTGCAGAAAGCAGCAGAGCCATCTAAAAACGAATCTATGCGTATGGTTTCGTTCAGGCTTAGCGAAAAGGATATCGAAAAAATCACATTTTGCGCTAACGCTCTGGATGGAACCAAGAGTGATGTTGTGAGAATGGGTATTGATCTAATCTTCAACATTGCAGAACGCATAAAAAAATAAGCTATCAGCACCCACCTACCAAAGTTTAGCTGATAGCTTATCCGTTACAAAAAGAAGGTACTGCAACCACCAAGGGGGCAGTCTCCCTTTTCGGAATCTATTATACCAAAAAGGGCTGCTCTCCGCAAGAGTTAGGAGCAAAAAACATGAACTTTCCCACGACAACCGAAGAATTTCTGAAAACCCTCGCACACGGCAAAGAGCCGACCAGCGAGGACAGGGAGTACGCAGAAGCACTGGGCAAGCTGTCCGAACTGAACTACCGGGCAGGGTACGAAGCGGGAGCAGCCAATAAGAACGGCAAAATCTGATGTCAACACTAGCCGACACAATATCTAGTGTATTTTTGATTGACATTCAGATATTTTGCAGTTACACTTATTGCACAGCAAAACGAAAGGTGGTGAATGTGTATGAGTAGTCCTTACGCAGAGCGTTACGGTCACACCGTTACCATCAGCGTGACGGAGCGGCAGTTCGCAAGCTTGCAGGAATACTGCATCAAGAACCGGGTGTCCATCTCCGCTGCGTTCCGTGAAGCGTTCTTTACGCTGCATCCGATGGATTCCACCAATGAAAACGAAAAATGATACGCTCGCTAAAGTTTGGCGACCACAGCGAACGTATCATATCAACCCTGAGAGAAGCATTCTCTCGCCGTTATTATAGCAGAAAATTGCTTCTCTCACAAGTGAAAAGGAGCTTTTTAATGCAACTTTCTTTGTCTGAGAACATCAAAATCTTCAACAACGCCGAATTTGGCGAAATCCGCGTCATGCTTATTGACGATGACCCTTGGTTTGTTGGCAAGGACATTGCGGTGGCTTTAGGCTACAATAACCCGCAGAAAGCAATCCGTGACCACGTTGATGAACAGGACAGAGGGGTGAACGAAATGGACACCCCCGGTGGTAAGCAGCCTATTATCATCATCAACGAATCTGGTCTGTACAGTCTGATTTTCAGCAGCAAGCTGGAAAGCGCACAGAGGTTCAAGCACTGGGTCACTCACGAGGTCTTGCCGTCAATCCGCAAGCATGGAATGTACATGACCGACAATCTGTTGGAGACGGCTATTGCCAACCCGGACTTCGTGATCGGGCTGATTCAGAACATGAAGGCTGAAAAGGAAAAGAGTGCAGCGTTACAGATGCAGAACAAGCAGCTTTGTGAGAAGAACGAGGAGATGCAGCCCAAGGCAGACTACTTTGACGACCTTGTGGCGTGGAATGTGTCTACCAATTTCCGCGCTACTGCAAAGGAGCTGCGTATCCCTGAACGCCTGTTCATCAAGATGCTCATTTCTGACGGTTACATCTACCGTGACAAGAACAAGGGCATCCTGCCGAAAGCTGGCAAGGGTGACGGCTTGTTTGCGGTTAAGGAATACTGCAACCAGAAGAACAAGCACGGTGGCGTACAGACCAGAGTAACGCCGAAAGGCCGTGAGACTTTCCGTCTGCTCTATGCAAGCATCCGTAGAAGCGTATAACAGCCAATAAGAAAAGCCAGTGGTTAGAGAGCATCTAGCCGCTGGCTTTTTGTGTTATATGTTAATCTTGAATGGCAACCACTTCATAAGAGCTGTAGCCTGTGAATCCGCTTAACGGATGAAGCTCAAATGATGCTGTTTGCCCCGAAGCAAGGCTGTCCATGATGTAAGTATACTCACCGCCGACAGGAACTTCATTGCCTTCGGTGCCTTTCATCTTGTAAAGGACGATGACCTTGACCGCATTGCTTGTGAACTGGCTGTTGTTTGTAACCTGTCCAGTGAATCGCAAATCGTAGCCAGAGCCAAGTTTGGAAACGTTTGTAACAGCAAGTTCTCCAGCACGAACAATCTGATTGGCAGGGCTCGCTTCGTGAACGTTCCAGTTCTCTGCGCTTGTCGTATATTCAATTCTTGTCGGCTTAACGCCATCGGAATCAAAAGCGATATAATCGCCATACCAATAAGAATCACCCTCGCCAACCCAGTCCAGCGTTTCAGAATCGGTCTTTAAGACGGAGCCATCTTCGCCGTATACCGTGACATTCAGCGAAACAAAATCAACTGCCCAATCGGTGTTGGGATTTTCAACCAGAACTGCGTAAAACACATAGTATCTCGTTTTACCGTACTCGTATTTAACTTCAAGGTGACTGTGGGATTCCTTAATGTTTATTGGCTGAACTTGCGTTGCATTAGTTTCTTCCAGCTCAATAGGAGCAGACCATTCATCGGGTTTCGTTGTTGCCATTGCGCTAATAGGCATGGCAAGCATCATAGCCGCTGCTAGAGCCGCCGCAATGATTCTCTTTCTCATTTTTGATTCTTCCTTTCTTTGGCTAAAATTTTATATAACGCTTGAAATACCATGTGCCATAAGATACACACCAAAAACCAAAAAAGCGGCGCCGATAATAACGCCCCATATTGAAGCGGCAATCTTTTCGTTCTTTTCTCTTTTTTCTTTGTTCTTGTCATTCTTTTGGTTCATTACAGATTCCTTCCTTTCAAGGCTTGTAAGGCAAGTATAGCACAGAATGTAGACCCTTTGTAGGGGTCTTTTTGTTTTTGCGGCGGAATTTTTGAAATTGGCGATAGGGGTGGGGTGATTTTTTGAGCCTTTTTTATTTTTTCGGTGGTTGAAAGGCTGACCGGGCGGGGCTGGGCGGCGGCTGTATACCCCGCCGGTGGTTTCCTGCACCTTCCAGCGCACCCGAAATGGCTACACAGCACAGACAGCAGGGCAGGCCGTGCCAGATGCAAGGCAGACCACGCCGGACAGATCGGGACGGCGGCGGAACGCTGGAGGGCGTGGAGTGTGTCCGATAGGGCACGCCCAAGCGGACACGCAAGCGCACTAAAAATAATACGCAAAAAAGCGTAAATACCTATTGACAACTACGCAAGAAAGCGTATAATATAATCAGACGCAAGAAAGCGTAACACCTACCAAATACCGTTACAAAACAGGAGGACAAAACCATGAAACAGACCATTGATTATACCGCACTCACGAAAACAATCCGCGCCGAACTCAACGCCCGCCACGATCGCAGCGCATGGGATAAGGCCGTCACGTTGTACGCTCTTGACCTGCTGGAGGATGTGCAGGAGGGTGCAAACAATATGGAGCGCCTGCCCCTTGACGGTGCAGAACTTGAACAGTGGGCGCTCAACGGTGCAAGCTGCTGGGAACAGTACAGTAACGGCGGCTGCTCTATCTGCTATAACGCCGATATTGCCGCCCGCGTCTGCACCCCGTCCGAACTCAAGCGCACCGACAACGGCATGAACAACCCCAACAGCCGGGAAACGTGGCTTGACGTGCAAGCCCGCGCTCTGTATCAAGCTTGTAACCGTATCCGCTCCATCTGCCGCATCAACGGCCTGTATTGTAAGGAGGTGCAGTGATATGATTGCACTTGACTTTACCCAGTGGGCCGCCCTCTGGTACGTGGGCGGCATGATCTCCGGCGCTCTGGTTATGATCGCATTTCTCAACAGCTAATAAGGAGGATTCAAAAAATGACCACGTTTGAAGAAAAAGTGAACGCATACCGCGAAAACAAGCGGCTGATGGAAGAGCTAGAAGCAATGAACGATGCAATTAAGGCCGATATAATCGCCATGATGCACGGCGCACCGGAAATGGTACAGGGCACTGCGAAAGCCATTTACAAGGACGTGCAGAGCGTCCGGCTTGATAGCAAGCTTTTGCAGGCCGCACACCCGGATATTTACGCCGAGTGCAGCAAAAAGACCGTTTACAAGCGGTTTAGTGTGGTTTGATGGAGGGTTTAACAATGATTTATCCCGATAAAGTATATATCCCTGTTGTGCGTGGGTGCAGCGTGTGGAGCGTCTCAGAGATCGACACGGCAAAAGCCAAAAAAACACCTGGCTATATTGTGCCCGGCTATATCCAATATAACGGCGGTTTATACAGCGCTGGCAACGTCTTTTTGTCCGCTGCTGATGCGTGGGACTGGATCCACCTTTTCCGCAGCTATCGCGGCAAAGTATACACCGCCGAAGAGATCGGTAGCATCCGGGAGGTGACCGCAAAATGATATTATCTTGTATCCTGTTTTTCTTCTGGTTTTTCAGCGCACTTTTTAAGGCCAGCAAATAAGAAGCATTTCACCCGGTCAGAAGTGGCCGGGCTTTTCTTTTGCCTTGCACCCTCAGTAGATGCAAGGCTTTTATTTTTGCCCTGCTGCAGTGCAGCCCCATACAAGCGTTTACAGCGCGTTTTGTGCTGTTCGTGCAATTTATACCGCACACGCTACAAAACAGCGCACAAGGCTTTACAGGGGATTTTCCTGCAATTATGCCCGCTCAACAGCCCGCGACACCAGACCGACACAAGCGGCTATAATACCGCTTGCGCCACGCTGGAGCGTATCACAGCATCGCAGCACCTCCAGTACATACCAGATACCAGACACCACGCCGGACGCTGTACAGGCCAGCACAACCGCCTATTATAATAAGGTATATAAGAGGAGCGCAGACCATGCCAGCCCGGCGGGGTCTCGATGTTTCCCACGTCCAGCGACTTGCGATCTGGCACCGGGTCAACAGTCAGGGCGTACCCGGTCAGTCCGGCACCATCCACCCGGCGAGGCAGTCCAGTAGCAGGGACGCGGCGGGCGGCGCGGAACCCTTGACAGCTACCGCCGTATCTCTTTTCGGGCTTTCGCCCGATAGCTAATAGATGTCAGCAATAGTCGTAGCGTTCCAGCTGGAATAGTCGTAGCCAATAGTCGTAATTTCTCCAATAAAATAGTCGTGGAATAGTCGTAAAGTCGTCAGACGACTAGCTTTTGAAAGTCCTATATATTGTATAGTAACGAGTAGCTCGCTGATAGTCGCAGAGTAATAGTCATAGAATTTTCTTACGAACCATCGTCAAATAGTCGTGTATTTTTTGTGTAAAATAGTCGTTCGCCTTTTAGAGAAAGAGGGATGCGATAGTCGCTAAGTCATCCGACCACTCCAAAATCACCCCTCGTTCCAATTTCGCATAATTTATTCCTACGCTAGTTATATCTATTTCGCATAATAACCGTACTTATTATAGTATACAGATATAGTTACTCCCGATAATCACAGATTATTTCGTATAATAACTCGCACCATCCGATTCGGTCTGTTCCTACTCAGTTTAATTCCCAGTAATGTACTATGGTATTATAATCAATCCATAGCATTCTTCTAGGAATAGTCAATGCAACATTTCTACATATTCAGCCGACTACGAAATGAAGTCCATTATCCATGTGAAATAGTCGTAGGCCATCCACAGACCCGAGCCTCACGCCAGTTCTCGCCTACGGTCTGCTCTGCTGGCTAACGGTATAGCTTTTGGAGATAGAGGGTTGTAGGGAGAAAGAACCTTTGCAAAAACATTCGGTTGTCGTTTCCAGTTGTCGCAGTTGTCGTACCATTTTGGCGTGGGGGCCTCAAACAATTTATTTGTTTGAGGGGGGAGTTAGGGTTAGGGGGATTATAGGGGGTAATAGGGGTTGTAGGGGAAAGAGGGGGAAGAAAGGGGGGAAGATTGGATGCGAACGCATCATGTGCATCCATTTGCATTCAAACGCATCACGCTGATAGTCGTAGCCATATCAACCCAAACGCAACTCGATCGAGACGGCTCCTGCCCAAAATCAGACCTTGCCGTTTTCTCTCGATAAATAACAGACGAAAAAAGCATGGAATAGTCGCAGAGGGTAGTTTTACCACCTGATACCATTCCATGCTTTTCATTCCGTTTGTTAATTGGTGATTATAGCGGAGATTTGAATTCTGCTATCTGCTTGCATCTTGCGCATACGCTCCGCAGCCGCTTCTTTCTGTTCGTCCGTCATAATTCTTGTGGTTGCAAACCGAACCAGTCGCTTGGGCATCTCATACCACTTACCGTCCTTGTCCTGTTTGACCAGCTTGTACGATGCAGGCTCACGTTCGCACAGCTTGTCAAGCTTGCGCATATACACCGGGTCAGCGGTATAAACCGATGCAGTATCTTCCGCTGCATTGAAGTTGACGATGGTCTCTTGTTCCATTCGAGTGATGTTCATAATCGTTTTCCTCCGTTTGTTGATTGATGAAAAATATTTATGGGGTTCAAGCGGTAACTTTATCGCCTAGACCCCGTTATCTGTTTTTCTTGCCTATTCTACCGTGACGATACGAGCGCAGAAACGATGCTATCCTTTCGTTTCAATAGTCGGCGCATTATCGATAGCAACCATTACGTTTTCTAGTACATCAAACATCAATGCATTGAACGTATAATCTGTTTCATCCACGCTAACATATTTCATCTGCTCATCGGAAAAGTATCGTTTTAGTGCGTTAGCATCAATAGGTCGAATGTTCATTTTGTCTCCTTCCGTTACATCCACACACATTCTTTGAACTGCTGTGTTTCCATCTGGAACGTGATGTCAAGAGTCCCAACGTTACCCTCTTTGTTCTTCTCAAGCGCAAAGTGATAGTGCTCTTCCGGTCTCTTTTGCGTTTTTACTTTCTGTGCCAGCAGGATTATTGCATCTGCGTCCTGCTCGATTTGCCCGGATTCTCGCAAGTCTGCGGCGGTCGGTGGAATACCAGCTCTTGCGGTCTCTCGATTGAGCTGTGCAAGTGCTACCACCAGTGTTCCTGTGGACTGTGCGAACTCATGCAGTGCCATGCTGATTTCCGTGACGGCACTGTATCGGTCTTTCGCTCCGGCTTGATGGATAAGCTGCAAATAGTCGATGAACACTACTTTGGCTTGCATCCTGATGGACTGCGTTCTAATCCACCCAACACCCTTACCGGCGGCAGAGCGGACAAACAGCGGATATTTTTTGATAGCTGCCAGCCGGTCAAGCTCGTTAATGCTGACGGTCTTGTTTTTGACCGTGTGCAGCGGTACGCCCAGCTGGTTTGCGATGATACGAGCATAGAGGGTATCCGGGTCAGTCTCTAGGCTGAAATACGCCACCTTGCGTCCGTTCTTGGCTATTTCACAGGCAAGTTGCAGGGACAGAGCAGTTTTGCCAGCAGACGGTCTGCCGCCGATCACAATGAAGTTGCCCGGTACAAGATGCAAGTTGTTATCCAGCACTTTAAACCCTGTGCTGATATACTCCGGCTTATCATCCAACTTGCGGATGTAATTGTCTATGCCGTCACACATCGGGATGAAATCGCTTCTCTCGTTGTGTAGGTTGATAGCTTCGCCTAGCTGCTCATAGATGCCCGTCAGGTCTGCGTATCTGGTTGAACCATCAACGATTTTGAACGCAATCTCTCTGGCTCTGGACAATGCTGCCTGTTCTTTGACGATTCCAGCCCATCCAAGCATCATGTCATGGGTGACGTTGCGGATGAACTCTGCGCCAAAAGCATCCAGACATTCACCCATTGCTTTCTTGCAGTTATCGTACCGTCCCATGACTTCTACCGGGTTCCACTTGTCGTTGTGTTCCCAATAGCCACGAATGGCAGCGAATGTATCACGTAGTTCTGGGCAGAAATCGTCGATTTTAAGGTCTTGCAGCACATCGGCGTATTCAGAGAACGTGAGAACTGCCCCCAGCAGAATGTATTGGGTCTGATTTTCAATATTCACCGCAGAAAGTCTCCCTCGTCAGGCAATTCAGCCATTGTCTGCTGATAGCCACCGTTCCAGTCCTTCACGTTACGCATCCAGTTCCGTGCAGCAGCTTTCCAGTCTTTCATAGGCGACTTGCCGACCTTCCAACCATTTGCCGTGAAGTGGTCAATGAACCGCTCTGCCTCCGATTCCATGTATCCCTTCTCGGAAAAGTATTCTCTTGCTTGCTCGATAGTCGGCGCTTTGAAGCGTTTGGCTTCGTTGGTATTTTTCTTTTCACATTTTTCTTTTTTATCAGATTCAGATACAGAATCAGATACAGATAAGCTACCATTCGTATCAGTTGGTATGTTTGGTATACCATTTATACCATTCGTATCCTGTGATACCATTGGTATGCTTTCGTATTTTTTATCGTTCCAACGCTTGTTTATATTTTTCTTGTTTGCTTCTCGTCTACGTTTATCACGTTTTTCTATCTTCTGCACGTTCATATCATCAAACGCCTTAACGACTTTCCAGAGCATCCGCATAGCACGGTCGTTGCCGTATGACGGCTCAAGTCCAGTCTCAACATACTGCGCGTAGTTGCGGACGAATGCTCCAAATTCCTCGTCTGTCAGTTCGTCCATCGCGTGAACGTGTTCCAACAGAAGAATCATTGATGTTCTCGGCTTGTGTTCCTGCTCCATGTTCAATCCTCTTTGTAACGGCTGTTCCACCGGCTGATGATTTCTTTTCGTCCGTCTTTTTCGTCATATGGCGACAAAGTGCCATCTTCACCAAAGCTATAGTAAGCGCTATTGCTCATTGATGCGTTGTGACACTTTTCGCACAGAATCATCCATGTTGTGTGGTATCTTCTCTTTGAATCCACTTGATGCAGTCCATCGTGATACAGCGTCGGAATAGACCCGCAGAACGGGCATCTCTTAAGTTCTTCCATCTTTAACCCTCCTCAAAACGGGCATTCTTCGCCAGATTCACGCAGCCAGCCTTCGCCCGGAATATTGACTATCTCATAATACTGCCGTGCAACGTAGATTGTTTTCTGCCCATCCTTAGCAATCAGACCAATAATCAGATAGCTGCCATGAGCCATAAAGAACCAAGGTTCGCTCTTGTAAGTCTCGCCCTTCATCCAGTTCTTCATCCTATTCACGGCTTTTTCAATGTCCTTGTCGGGGCAGTCCGGGTTGTCGTATGCAAAGAAATCTTCAGGAAATTTAAGCTTTTTCACTTTCTAAATCCCTCTCTCGTTCTCGTGATTCGCTTATGCGCCTTTACAGGCCTTGCGCCTTTGCCGTACGCTGGGCGGATATGTTTTGCCTTGATGTACCCGCAAGGCGGGTTCGGCCCGAAATCAAAAAGGCTCAAATCCATAATGATGATGCCAAACTTCTTGTTCGTCATGTTTACTGCTCCTTACGCATACCATTTCGGTGTTTCGTCAAAGATTTCCACGCCTTCTGTAAAGCCAAGCCTATCTAAGGTTTCGCACATAATGTTATCCATCACGCCATGCACATACTCCTCATCATCTCCGTATGCTCTGTACGCTTCTCGCATGGCAGCCGTAAACGAGTCAATCATATCCTGCGTAATAACGATATTGTTTTCCATAAGCCCTCCTATACCATCGGAAACGTCATTCAATGCGTCACAGGACACTGAATGTTCGGGTCAATAGTCGGTGTTGCATCAATAGCATCCAGCACCTCATCGTAGAAAGCTCCTCCATCGGGATTCGAAAACGAACTAGCTCTGTCTGCGTCCAAAGCGCATTTTTCAATCTTCTGGCGCAGCGCATCTGCATCAATCGGTCTCATATCTGTCAACCCTCCGGCGCATAAATGCGCATCCAATGTGTGACCGTCACGTTATCCGGTAGTCTCTCGCCTATCTCATCCCAGAACTGACCGTCTGCGTAACAGCCAAGAAAGTATGCTGTCGGCGAGAGTCCTTGCAACATTTTTCCATCTTTATCACGCCACGTTGTCTTAGTCGCAAGCAACAAAGGCTGCGTCCGCTCTCGTGGCGGTTCGCTTGCTGGATGCCAGAGTGTGTTAGCCATTGTACAATGCCTCGTTTACGGATTGTATGTAAGAACAAAATTCTGTAACTGTTGTGGCAAGATATTGATTTCATAGTGATACTTGTTCACATCGGAACCGCTCAAATCCTCCACGATGTACATGGTGTACTCGTTCAAATAAACGTAATGCTTCTTGTATGTTCCATCGGGTAGTTCAATGGTCACGACAAGTTCGTTGTTGCTATTATTGGAAATGTCCATGTTGCCAATGATTTCAAGCATCGGCGTGTCTGTTCTTGCGTTGACAACGGACAGACGGCGTGTGATGTTGAAATTTTTTGCCTGTTGTGAAATATTGTGATTCACACGAGATGCTTCGGTGCATCCGCACAATGCAATAGACGCAACCAGTGCCATAGATAAAAATGCTTTTTTCATTGCCCTTTCTCCTTTTAATCTCCATCCCACACGTCGTCAGGTCGCATTCTTGCAAATGCAAGTAGACCGTACAAGGCACGTTTTGCGTTGCCCTCTGTGGCGTTCCAGTAGTTGCTATCGTCCACATCGTCCCCTAGTGCAGAAATAGCCTTTTCAAGCATTGGAATGCTTTCTGCACCTGTCTTGCCGTAGATGGAGCGGATGCCGCCCTCACCAAATACTTCTGGTCGATAATAGAAGTGACCGTAATTATAGGTGACGTTGAGCCACAGTTCTTTTGTGCCGCCCATAGCGCGCATACCGCCAGCGATAAAATGCGTACTATCCGCTTTGAGCGGTTCGTGCGTTACGGGGTCGCACAATGAAATATCATAGCTCATATTCGTCCAGCTCCTTTCTGATTTGCTGGCGCTCAATCTGCTTCAATCTTGCCTTTGCCAGCTTGCGGTTGTCAGCCTTGCGAATAGCCCAGTTGTTGCGGTGGTTTGCCCACGCTGCAAAATAGTGACTGTATTCGCTTTGATCGTACCAGCCCTTGCCAATAAGCCCTTTATAGGTCTGCTGACGTTTCATCTTTCTTCTCCCATTCTTTGCATCCACGTTCGTCCCACACGAAGTCTGCAACATGTTCTGACCGGTCGTTTACACACACGCCCTCCGGCTCTGCGTACCATTTGCAAGAGCCACAGGACGGCTCAGATTTGTTCTTGCAGGATTCTGCTGTGCATCGGATAGCCTTTCCAGCGGAGAACTGCTTGATGCCCATACAAGAGCAGTGTTTGGTTGTGCAGTAGAAGCTCATTCCTCTATCTCCTTCCATCCGATAAACTCGCATAAGCCAACAGTGTTATTGCCGCAACGATGAATGAGGACTTTATCGCTTATTTTGAATTTTGCGATAAATCCAATTTTGCTTTCTTCCATTTCGTTTTCAAACATCCAATCAACAATGTCTTTGTCAATTCTGACATCGCCTTCGTCCGTCATGGTTGCAAAGCACTGTTTGCATCTGTAAAGAGCACACTTTTTCATCTCCTTTGCCCTCTCTTTCCCCTGTTGAACCGCCCGATCACTCGCTTATACTCCGCATAACACTCCGGGCACAGGTCGCCTGTGTCCCTGCGCCACGCCCAGTCCTTGAAATATTCGTCAGGGTTCATCATCCTGCCGCGCAGCACCGCTCCGCAGCGGTCACATACTCGCTTGTGGTAGATTCCTCTGTCAGTCTGCATCAGATTCGCCTGCTTTCTTTTTAGATGCGCGTTTTTTATTTGGGCTTTTAATCTGCTGTGGTTCAATCTGCTGTGGGATAGAATCAATCAGATTCTTGAACTTCTGCATGGTTTGATATTCAATTAAACCAAACATAAACTGCGCTAGTTCTAACGGCGTTCCAACCTGTTCCGAATGACCGTCAGAATATGTAATGATTTTCATTGCTCGTCCTCCCCAACATCCTTAAACAGGATTTCTTTGTAAGCTTTCCAGTCTCTGATTTTACACGGAATATCCGTTCCGGGTACGGTCTTTTTTAGACCATCCATCTGCCAGACATTCCACGAGATGACATCTGCAATTGCGTCAATCAGCACCGGCGACATACGGTGATTCTCAATCTCATTTCCGAACAGCGAGCGAAAATTCTCCATCAGCGTAAGGAATAAATTGCACCGTACCAGAAGTAAGTTATCTCCTTGCCACTCGTAGCCGTATGTACTCATGTAAGCGTTCATGGCGTAGTTGAGCCAAAGGCTGTAATCCCAAACTTTCGGGTCTTTGAAGTGTTCCTTTGTTATGGCATTCAGCTTCCTGTCCAGCAGACCGATTCTGTCCGGCACTGCAATCATCTGCCCTGTTGTGGTATCGTATCGGCTTGTGAGGAATGGCGCTTCTCCACAGGTGACTTCAAGACAAGTCTTGTTGATGTACTCCTTCCAGTCCTCGCCCTTCAGGTCGTTTTCGGCAACGTCTGCCATCTTCTTGCAAACCCAAGTCGGTGTGAAAACCTCTGCTTTCTTGCTGGTTCGCTTCTTCTGGTCTGCAAGCCGTTTCTGCACACGAGGGACAAGTTGAACCCTGTCTAGCTGCTCCAGTGTGATTTCATCTGCAAAGCCCACGCTCAGTTCAGGAGGCGGGTCTGTCGCCCAGATGATGTTCTTGCCTGTCGTGTGGTCTTGCAAGAGGACAGGCAAGAACGTGCGTAAGCATGGGTCGGAGAAGTCAATCAAAGTTCCCATTGGTCAGCCCTCACCATGATTTTGTTTTTCTCTTTCAGCCAGTCCTTGACGCAATGAAAGCAATGTTCACGGTTCTGGCAACGCTCCGGGTCACGATGTTTGATAAGCTCGCAGATGCCCCGCGTAAAGTTTTCTGTAATGTCCTCGTCCGTCATAGAGCGGATAAAATCTCCGTTAGTCATGTTCCACCATCTCTCTGTACTCCACGTCAATCCCTTTCGGCAAAGCCGTCTGGTACTTTTGTGCCAACTGTTCTGCGCTCTGGGCATCGCCCAACGGCTGTTCAGGCGGCGCAACGATAACTTCCACGTTATCGCGCATACCAAAGTAGTTCTTGGCTCGGAAAATCCACTCTGCCGGATTCTCCTGACCATACATACCGTTGTACGCCCACATAGACTGCATTTGTAGAATCAGCTTTAGGATGTACTTCTGCTGCAAGCTGTCATCACGGCGCTTGCCCGCCATAATCTGCTTCAGGCTCACCCATTCGATGCCCAGCACCAGCGCAATCCATTCCACAACAGGGGAGATTCTGGCTTCGATGCAAGCGTCAAAGAAGAAGTCAAGGCGCTGCTGCACTTCAATCGGGTTGTTCATGTCCACGCTCGGAAGGTCTCCAAAATACTTGGCTGCAATCATTCCAATGACCTTTTTGTCCTCTTCGTCACCGATTCTCGACTGCAAATCACCTGTATTCATCATCTTCGACTTCTCTATAGCCAACTCCTGTTGTTCTTTCACCTTTTTACTCACCTGTGAACGGATAGATTTCCGCTTGTTAAGCATCTGTTGTTTCTTCTTCTCTCGCTCTTTCTCACGCTTCGCAGCGGCTTCCTCTTTCGCCTTTTGCGCCCGCTTCTCGCGCTTTTTCTTTTCAGCTTCTGTCAGCGGCGGTCTGCCACGACCACGCTTCGGGGGTGTTGCCATGTATCAGACCTCCTTGATGGGTTTCCAAACAGGGTATGCATATGGATGCTTTGCAACTTCATTCCACAACCACTTATATGGATAACCTACGCAAGCGGACTTTGTGATCGGCCCAGCAATCGCCATCACATAGCCGTTTTCATCAGCATCTTCTTTCTTAGACGGTTGCTCGAATGTGCTTCTCCACAAGCCCTTAAACCCGATTTCGCTATAAGAACAGGTTTTGAAATAATGCGTAGCCATTCCAAGTTCTTGCTCAATATCGCTACGGATGCTCTTGTCATCCTCGTCCGCTTCGGTTTCGAGAACAAGGTAAATCCGCTTTTTCATGTTTTCACCTCTTCATCTTCGTTTCGATGTTGTTCAGATTCCTTGCAATCTGCCAGACGGAACAGCAGTTGTCCAATTGTCGCCACCAAGCGCACTTCTCTTTTTCGCATACGCACCGACCAAGCGGATTGCTGGTCATTTTCATCGGACAGTAAAGTTCGTTGTCCATTGGTTATTCCCCGTTCATCTCATAACATTTGCTGTAGTTCTCGTTGAATCCCAAACACCAAGCTAACTCGGAAGCCATTTCCTGATAAATGCCTTTGATATTAAGATCAGTTTCGGATTTCGCACAGCCACTATAAAGACCATACAGAAAAGCCAGCCTTTCACGCCCTATCATGTTGACATCCTGAATCATCGTTTCCACCCCATAACAACAGCCGTACAAACGACCAGACACACGTTGACGAACAGCCAGACGAGCATTGCCTGACGTTCTTCAAACAGGTTGTCTGCCATGTCTTTGATTGTCCGTTCGGACTGAACCACCACCGCCAGCAGGACTAGGCAGACCAGCCAGCGAGTTGCAAATTCAAACATTGTTACCTCCATCTAACATCCTCTATGATGTTTGGATTTTCGTGCGATTGAAACTCATATAGACTGCATATGGTTTTCTTTCCACAAATCGGACAAATAGGAGTTTCCCCATTATCTGCCATCGCAGTTGCAACGCGCGCATCACACACATAAATGGCAGTATTGCAGAAGTAACAAGTGAACGTTGCTCTTTTAATACGGCAAGACTTTGGATTTATTGAAGTGATTTCCGAAATAGCTTCTACCGAAAATATTGCCATCAGCTCCACCTTTCTCTCAGCTCTTTTTCGACCTGCTCCGACTTTGCTGTGATGTAATCCGCGAACTCGTCAGGGGTCATGTCCTCTTCTTTGAACTTACCGACCATTTCCCAGTACCTGTCACCAATGCGGATGATTTTCTGCACCTGCTCATCGGTCAGGTCTGCATCGCACCGAAGGTTCTGAATCAGTGCGCCCCATGTGGTGGCGATGCCATCCAGAGCCATGCGGAAGCCGTACAACTGGTTCTGTCGTGCGATTTTTCGGAGGTTGGTCGGCTTGACCTGTTTGCCACACAGGGGGCAGTTGCCAAATTTATTCATCTGACTGCTCCTTTGCTTCAAGGCGAGAGAGCCAACGCTTGTATTTAGAGTACTCAGTTTCAAGCTCTGCGTCCCAAAATTCGCATTCGGAATCGAGGTCATCTCCAAACCAAGCTTCGCATAAAGAATTGATTGCGTTACTTATGTCCGCAAATTCTTCTATCAGATTCGCTTCACACTCCGCAACACTCTTCGGTGTTGGGTTCGTACCATCCAGCGCACGGCGTAGCTTCAACGCAGCCTGTGCCAGTTCGGATGCTTCTTCTGCCAACTGTGCTAAGATTTCCGTCTTGGGCAGAATGTCTGAAACCTTCTTTCTCACTTCTGTTCTCCTTTCAGCCAGTCGTTCAGCTTTGCCATGCAAGAGGGGCAAAGAAGAACGCTCCATCCTTCTTCTCCACCGATTATTGGCCGAACCTCAAGTTTGTTCTTCATTTTGTTATATTCCTCAAGTGTAAACATTTCACCACACCTATTACATATCAATGCCATGTTCTTTCTCCAATCTCTTTAACAGCCCATCCACGTCATATCGCCAATGGACACGCAGCCTTTTCGCTTTGACCTCTATCCCCTCTTGCTCCGCCCACTGCCAAGGGATGCTCTTCCGGCTCTCGTTGTAACGGAACGTCAGAACCTTGCTGGCAGGGATTGCAAAGGTGCGGTTGACCGCCCTGTAATTGACTATCACATGGGCGGTCTGACCGCTATACCCCATCGCTTCCACCATGTCAGTGATGTGCTTTTCCTTACGGTACTTGCACTTTGCCTTGTCGTACTTGCCGAACACCTTTTCCAGAGGAATAGATGGCGTTTCGATGGTTTTCAGTTCAAACAGGTGGTTCATCGGGTATCGGTACACAAGGAAGTCGCAGATGTTGTCGATGGAAAATGACAGGTTCTCGTTGCCGCCGTAGTAGGTTGCAGCACTGTCTTTCAGGCGGTAGCACCACGCATCGGACGGGACAGATGCCTTGAAGTCTGCTTCAAATTGCTTGCCGGTGTTCATGCGTGAAGTCCTTTGTTGATTCGGTCTAACATTTCAGGCAACTCAGGCATTGGCATCCAAAACGGGTACTCATCAGGAAACGATTTGACCAGCTCCCAATATTGCTGTAAGATTCGCCACTTATTCATGCTTTCAGAGAAATACACAGAAAGCACAAACAATCCGTCTTGGTTCGCATCTTCCTTTGTCGGAGGGTTCTTTGCGGTTTCTCTCCATTCGTTCATCCTCGTTCACCTCTAAATTCACTTCCGAGAAACCGTTTCTTGCCACGTTCCCGGTGCTTGTCCTCATAATCACGGTGGTACACGCTCTGGCTGTGGTTCAGCTCATACACGAAAGCCTTGCGTTCCTCGAAGTCTTTCTTCTCTGCCTTGTACTTCTCGCAGGTGTCGTGGCAGGCTTGGTGGCGTGATGTGCAGTTCAGACAACAGGTAATCATTCTATCAACCCCACTGTTCGGACATGGCTTTTGCCACGCCAGTAAAAGTTTTTGCCCGGTTCTTTGCACGGTCAGTGGTAAACATTCCCTTGTGCTGCTCACCGTGCTTGTGCGAGTAGGAGCCAGACGGGCACCATGTTGCGGTAGGTTCTACGATGTTTGTCGGGTGCAGCGGCGGTACACCGCGCTCCCACAGTAGCGTTTTCTTGCTGTATGGATGCCCGTACTCGTAGGGCTGGATTGCCTGCGTAGGCTTTGGGTAATCAAAAATCTTGCTGGGGGTAGGATTCTCAATCACCACTTTTTCGCAGTCTGCCGCCCACACGGCAAGAAAAAGCGCCTTGCCGCACAACCCCTCATAATACCGGGAAAGGTTGAGCTTTCCTCCCTTGTACAGGTGTCTTGCTCCTGCGTTGCTCGTCTTTGTGCAGGGGACAAATGCGATAATCATATCCCAGCGTGGCACATCATGCGTGATTCCGTCCATAGTCACGACCTGCCCCCCTCAATAGCCTTTAGACAGTCACCGAGAATATGCCATTCTGGATGCCCACCGGACGGCTCAATCAGGTCGCAGGAGTAGGCTTCGTGACCTTTCGCCCGGAATGCTTTGCAGACTTCCTGCGATTCCTCACAGGCAACTAAAACTTTCATCTTTCCAAACGCCCGTCCAGCCAGATAGCGCAGCTCTTATATAAGGTAGGCTGTTCGCCTTTTGTCCCGGTAGCGTAACCGTTATTCAAAAGGGAGCGAACCATCGTCCTCGTCAATCACAGAGAAGTCATCTGCGTTACCCTGAGAGTAGTTCTGCGGCGCGTCCTGCGCCCGATCGGCGGGCTTGCTGTCAGACTTACCACCGCAGAAGTCAACCTTGTTCGCCATGATTTCCGTTGCGGTACGGTTGTTTCCCTGCTTGTCGATGTACTTCCGGGTCTGGATGCTACCAGTCACCAAAATCAGGTTGCCCTTCTGGAACCACTTGGAAACGAATAATGCCGTGTTGCCAAATGCGGTGCAGTTAAAGAAGTCCGTTTCCTTCTGACCGCCGCTCTGGCGGTCGCAAGCAATGCTGAACGTGCAAACATCCTTGCCGGACTTCGTAACCTTAGCTTCGGGCGTGTAAACCAGACGCCCCTGAATTGCTATAGAGTTGAGCATTATTTAGCCCTCCTTCGGCTGTTTCTGAGCACAGTCCCAACACAGGACGCGCCCAAAGCGTTTCTTCGTGCTTCTTGCGGTTTCCAGCGGCGATACGGTGCGGTTGTTGTACTGAATAGGCTGCAACTGCTTTCCGCAGCAAGCGCATGGGGGGATGGTTTCCGCTTCCGTTTGCTTCTGCGCAGGCTTGTTTGCCCTGCTTGTGGTCTGCTTCTGGTACTCGTCCGTGTCAGCGTCCTTCGTATCGTCAATGCAGAACAAACCGTTCAGAGCGTACTTTCTAGCGTAGCTGCTTGCAGTGCCGGTAATCTGCGAATCGTCCATGCCCTTCTTAAATTCAGGCTCACGAGCGTATGCAGTCACCGTGTAAGTTGCACCATCCTGCGATTCAACCGTTGCAGTGGCTTCGATATAATGCCAACTATCAACGATAACAGGCTTGTCAGAAAGCCGTAGCACAAGGCTATGCGCTTTCAAGATGGGCTTGACCGCTTCGAGAATGTCCTCACACGAGCGGTACTTGTATCCACCGAACTTGTTCATCTGCCCCTTCGGGGCTTTCAGCTCTGATTGAACAGCCATCAGAGCTTCATGGATTTTGCTGTTGTCCATACGTTTCCTTTCTTCGGCATCATTAGGCTTCATTGTTCTTACTTTGGCTTAACTTGGCTGTACAAAATCAACCAGCCATCAACTCTTCCAGCCGTGCGTGCATTTCTTTCAGCTCTGCTTCCCTGTCGTCGATTTCAGACTGCAAGTCCTCAATCTCAGCCAGACGGTCAGCTTCTTTGGCTTCTGCTTCCTGCTCACGGGTTAGGAAATACACGCCGTCCTCCGGCTCGCTTATTCCTCCGAATCTGTCAAGGTTAATCATCTTTTGGTCTCCCTCTCTTACGTTCCTCTTTGATTTGCAACGCACTGTGCCACTGGTCTTTGTCGATTTCGATGGTAGACCATCGGTAGTTACATACAAGGCACTTCTTGCGTCGAGTGATGCTGTCGTGGTCAGACCGGCTGTCAACCGTTGTAATGTTGTCGCTACCGCACATCGGGCATTTCATTGTGCATCCCTCCACTCGTTGGTGTGAGCGGGAATGCGGTTCAACTTCCTCATCCGTTCGGTATCTTCATGCTCTTTTTCCGCGCTCACTCCAAGCGCGCACAAAAACAGAGCGGTAGCTAGTAACATCAGCGAAACAAATGCCCATCCAAGCATCTGTACTGTACTCTCGCATCCATTTATTGTATCGCCACAGCTAACAGCTACGATTGCGGCGACAATACCAAGTATGGTAAGTACGTTTCCTTTTACGGTTTTCATTTTATCCCTTCTTTCAGAATGATATCGAATAAAAACGGTTTGCTTGCATCGATCATGACTATTGCATTTAGCGCTTCGGCTATTTTTGCAAGCGTATCAGTCTTAACGCCCGTCTTGTACGGCGCTTTATTCGGACTTGTAATGTTGTATATTGTTGGGGCTGACACGCCGCTTCTGCGGATAAGCTCCGATGCCTTCATATTGCGTTCTTCAAGAGCGGCTTCCAGTGTCATGCCTTTTCCTCTGTGTTCTTTGGTTCTCTGCGTCTAAAAATCCAACCGGTTGTCATCAAAGCGCCAACGCCTATGATGTACCATGTCACCTTAGCTCCGACCAAAAGCTCGATGTGATGCACCAGCCAAAAGTTCAGCAGAAACACTGCGAGAATAAACGCTAAGACAATGCCCCAGATCAGGGCGATTTCTACAAATACTTTCATTTTTCTCCTTTCGTTTTTGAATGTTTTTGAGCCGTTCCTTTTCACGGCTGTGCCAGCGGATTTCCCGCTGGCCGTAGTATTTACCATTCATAAGTCAGTTCACCTGTTGCAAGCATCCTCGACACTTCTCCGTAATGCTTACCCAGCTTGTCCGCAAGGGCTTGTACTTCTCCGATGGATGGAAAAGTCTTTTCCAGCTTCTTCTTTTCTTGCTGTTTGATTTTGTACGCTGCCTTCACGTTCAGGTTCGCCTTTGCGTTGTAGGCTTTCTTGGCGCATCCATTGTGGTACTTCTGCGATGCTACTTTTTTCAGCATGGGCTTGCCGCAGTATGCACAGAACGCCTTACGGGGCTTGAATGTAATTCCAGCTTTCTTGTGCTTCCTGTCACGCTCTTTGTCAACTTTGCGCTTGCATTCTGAGCAGTACTTTCTTGTCGGTCTGACCACGCCAAGATACAGGCCGCAGCGCTCACAGTACTTTTCTTCCACGCTGCATCTCCTCTTTCAGTCTGGCTTCCCTGTTGTGCCGTTCAAAACACTGGTTGATGGACTTCTCCATCCACAGCACCTTGTTGGCATCGTTTCTGGACACGCCAGCAGCCATTGCAAGCTTTAGTCTGCGCTTGCGACTTTGTGCTTTGCGAAATTCCATCACCAGCATTCACCAGCCTTATCTGTGATGAACTTCGGGACTTCCTTTCCTGTGGCAATGCACAGTGCAACTAGCTTTTCGACCCAGATGTCAAACAGACTTTCTTTTGGCATATAGCACTGGCCAACACAAGGCTCCTTAAAGCTTTTCCAGATCGTCAGGCCGACAGCGCCATCCGTGACCGTCCATATCATACTGTAGCCTTCATTGCACAGGTTGTACAAAATGTCTCGTGCTCTGCTTTTGGCTTCGTTGATTTCAAAGGCATCCCAGCGATTTTTGCTTTTCTCATAGGCTTCCACCGCCTTGTTAATGGCGTTGTGCGCTTCGTTCGGGTGTTCAAGGTCTACCTTTAAAGTGATAATCTGCTCCATGTTCAGCCCTCCTTATACCGCACCGTCAAACGCCTTATCCATAGCGTCCATGACAGGCTTTAAGCGTTCCAGCGTGTTGTACTTCTGCTTGAAGCTCTGTGCATCCCGGAAAGCATCTGCCATCATCTGACTGTGTAAGTCCGGGTGTTCCAGAACCTCTTTCATCGGCATATAAGACCGAACAGGCGGTTCATCCGGCGCAACCACCGTAACGTTGACGTAGGCTCTGACAGGCTCCTGCGTATCCTCGCTGGTGATGCGAATTGCGCCAATCATCTGCCGCGCCTGACCCTGACGGTACTTCTCTGCGGCAACCTCGTCTCTCCACTCAAAGTCGTTATGCAGAACCGATTCCTTCGGTCTAGCATAATCGACAACTAGCTCCGGCGTAAGCTTTCCGCTGTTCTGCCGGATTTCTTCAAATGCACTAGCGGCTTCATCGGCAGTTGCCTTGTAACAGCACTTGTCGTTCTTCCACTGATAACCAGTTTTAATGTTCATTTTTTGCTCCTTTCTGAATTTTTGGCTCCATGCCAGCCTGAACGAACCCGAACGTGCCACTCATGACCTTAACGCTCCAAACCTCGCTAGCCACTCCACACGGCACCCTGTCTTGCCAATCCGTGCCACATCCCGCCTTAACAGCCTAACCTCGCCGGAACCCAACATAGACCGCCTAGCCTAACCAGCCTTAACGAACCTAACACTAACGTTCCTAAACAAGCCGAACCCCGACTGCCAATCCATAACCGACACAAACATACCTCGCCGAAATCCGGCCTAACATTCCGCGCCTTAGCTCACCTCACCAGCCAAAAGAGCGTTATTCGCTCAGTTCAACATGGAATGCGCCCCAGCTCCCGCCCTTTTCGATGCGCCACTCGCCAAGACCGCACTGGTCACCACCAGCGTTCAGCATATTCACAATGTCGGACAGGCTGAAGTTGCCGTTCTCGTTGAAGGAGATGGTAACGTCCATGTACCAATTGGCGAACTCAGGACGATAGCGCAGGTCTGCGGTTCCCATGCCGATACGAACAGAATCCTCACGGCCTACGAACTTCGGCTCGCCTTCCGGCTTGAAGGACTTGATTTTGATAAACTCAGAACCGTTGTCTCCGAAAATCATAAATGCGCCACGAGCGGAAACCTTATCCTTCGTCCAGCCCAGACGGAATGCAGCGGAAACGGCAGCAGCCTTAACAGCGCAAGCAGGGAAACCGAACTGCTCAGATGCTGCGTACTTGTCCAGCAGCTCTTCTGTCCAGTCAGCGTAGGCAACGTCCGGCTTGCCGTTCATCCAGTAAAGGGCTTCAGCGATTTCGCCGTAGACGTTCTTAGCCTGCTTCTTGTCCTTCTTGAGCTTCGTACCCTGCTGAGATGCAAGCAGCTCTTTTTTTGCCTTCTCGCTCCATGCGTGGACAATCAGTGGAGAATCGCCGATAATGCGGATTTTGGCGGTTTTCTTAACAATTGGCTTGATGCAGACAACGGTAGCTTCTTTCTTAGTCATTTTAGTTCTCTCTTTCTTTTTTGCTTGTTTACTCAAATGCGTTTGCAGTCACATTTGGGGTTCTTTTTCGGTATTCTGTTCGATTTCAAGAATCTTGCAGATGCTCTGGATAATCTTCTCCGGCTTTCGCTCGCCGCGAAGAATCTTGTAGAGGTACGAATCATCAAGGAACAATCCAGTATCGCTTTGAACCGCCTGAATCAGCTCCGTTTGCTTCATACCTCGCTGCAACAGCTTCATCTTCACTTCCAGCTCAAAGCCAGAACGGAAGTTTTCTTTCAAAATTCCACCTCCATTTGCTAAAATCTATTGACAAGTACGGAAAGCTGTACTAATATAAGGGTGTAGAGAGTTTATATTGTACAGCGTTCTGTACTGCCCATGTCTGTATTATAGTACAGGCTTCTGTACAAGTCAACTCTTTTGTACAAAATTCTGTGCATTTGTATACTTGCACAAATATGGGAGCATTCTTATGTCGGACTTGTACAGCAACATCCATTCACTCTGCGAAAAAGAGGGCATTAAAGATGGAACCCTTTGCAGTAACATTGGGATTCGCCGCAGTTTTCTTTCCGAATTGAAAGCCGGAAGAACCAAAAGCCTGTCCACAGAGGTTCTTTCTAAGATTGCAGCTTATTTCAACGTGTCGGTTGACTACCTTCTTACTGGCAATCAAAAAGAAAGCCCGCCCCAGCAGCCGCAAAGTGAAGTCGATGCAGCAGTAGAGCGGATTAGAAAAAAACTTGAGTCCATGCCGAAGGAGCAGCGTGAAGCTCTGATGAACCTGATCGAGAAGATGTGACGTTCATGCCCGGTAAAATAAAAGAACCCCTTGTGCCGGGCTGGTGTAGCTCTGCGCAAGGGGTTTTCTGTTATTCTAGGTCTATGGCTTGCTCCGCTGCCGGAATTTTCTCAGGGTGTTCCAGCAGCCATGCAATAAATCGGTCAATCTTGGCTCTTTCCTGTTCACTCATTGTGGCATATCCTCCCGATCGGTAAGTGCAGATGTTTATTTGATACGATTATACATCCTCTAGTTGTAAAGTCAATGCGATTTAAACAACTTCGTAAAAATCGAACATTTTCTTCACATCCATTACTTTACATCAGGGAAGCCACGAGTGTTCAAGTCAAAAGGGACAACGCCTATCCATCTTTCCTCCAATCACAGCTCTACGAGCTGTCCGTCAATGCGTTCGATGTTGTCTGCCGGGTCGCGCCCATCGTCTAAGGCGGCCACGGCGTGTTCCAGGATGCCTTTTGCTTCGAGGTAAGCATCTTTATCAGCTTCGTACGCAGAAAGGCTCAGGACGAGCTCCAGCGTCCGTCTGCGAGCGTATGGGATAATCAGAGCATCTACGGTTCGGTTCATTAGCTTTTCTCCCACGGTTCAGGTGTGTGCGGCTTCCCATCGGGAACACTGGCAGGCATTCCGTCGATGATCGGCATACGTTCATGGTTCCAGATTACAGTTTCTTTCATTTTTGTTCCACTCCTCTTTGGAATTTTTTGACAATACAGTTATAACATAGGCTGCTGTTGGTTCTCCATAGCAGCTTTTTCCATTTTTTGGCTTGTCGAATCCGACAGTTTTGCTGGATTTTGTTGAAAGGGTGAGAATTTATGGATGAATATTTAGTGAGAACAGCCAAAGCATTAGAGATAGCTCGAATGTGTTCCGGTTTGAGCCAGCAGAAGTTGGCGGCAAGAATGGGCGTAAATCGTGGCACGATAGCAAATTGGGAGCAAGGTCTGGCAGCCATCTCCCTGCCGATGGCTATGCGCTGGTTCACCTGTTGCGGCGTATCGGTGGCTCGATACATGGACGCTTGCATTCACCCAGGACTACTTGAACGCCTTGAAGACGACCTTTCCGATCTGGAGAAACGGCGGATTCTCATAGATGCTATGATGGAATGTTCTTCTTATGAGATAGATGCCTTGTTGTACATCCGGTACGGAGATCACGGCTCAGACCACATCGGCGTACTGACGGAGATTCTGGCAAACCTCCACACGCCGTTGAAGGACAGGGTTGCTGTCTGCCGGATGGTGTCTGGTAGCTATGAGATGGCACAGGCTACCAAAACTGACCCAGACCCAGACGGAACCGCCCCAAAGATGGAAATTCTTTATCAGGCGCAGGACGCTGGAATGGAAGCCGCTATGAAGTCCAACGATTCTTATACCGTGAACCCCAATAATATAAGCGGCTGATTGTCGAATTATCGCAGTTTTTGAAGAACATTTTGTCCACGTTCATCCACTTTTTGTACACCTATCGGGCCAATTTACCTTGTCAATCCGTCCCCCATAGGCTGTAAATCGACAACATTCGCGCGGAATAAATAACGGATTAGCGTTAATTTATTGTTTTCGATTGAGTGGCTTGTCATTCTGTCCCCCATAACACCGGCTTAAAAGTTTTTCATCCACTTTTTGTACACGTTAGGTAAACCTAACCGTTAAGCGTTTCAACCTTTCGGGTGTTGAACATCTGTTTATTTAGCGATATTTGCTTTGCGTTTTCCACTTTTTAAGAGAGAAAGAAAAGATTTTGTGGAAAATTTTCTTCTTCTGTTATTAGTAGAAGTTATTTTATAATCTTGTTAATAGTCTTGTTTTATATAATGTAAAGAGGTGTACAAAAAATGGATATAGGTGTACAGATTGTGAAAATAGGTGTACGAAATGTGGACAGTTAGGTGTACAAAAAGTGGAAACAGGTGTACACTTGCTATTGATTTGTACACCTGTTTGTGATATACTCTTATACGAGAGGAGGCGTGATAAGAGTGTCCGATATTAAAGGCGGGAACTTGGTTGAAAAAAGCAGACAGCTTGTTTGGGCAAAGTTTACTGACTATACAGCAGGAGAGCTACGGTTACTTGAAGTGTATCTTAGCCGCATCAATCCGAGAGACCCTGAAACTTCAACGGTTCAGTTTACGTTACAAGAATATTGCGAATTTTTGGGGTTAAAAATCAACTCTAGGAATTTGAAAGCACAGGTCAAGCATTTCATCGACAACTCCGTTGAAGTTCCTAGAGGTGACGGTTCAGGCTCGTTTGACTTGTATCCCTTGTTCAGTAGAGCAACTGTAAACTTTGAACCTAGTTTAATGAATATTACTGTGTCATTGTGTTGCAATCCGCTTCTGCAACCTGTTTTCTTCGACATTGCAGAGCGTGGATATGTCAAGTATCGCTTGCGCTACACAGCGAATATGAAATCGCAGTATAGCATTTTGCTGTATTCAATTCTCCGAGAGTTCATCGGACGTGGCGTGAGCCAGCCCGAAATTACGTTGGATAGATTAAGGGAACAGCTTGGCGCAAGAGAACCTAGCTATCAGGAGTTCAAGCATCTTAGGCGGCGTGTCATTGATATTGCAGTAGCTGAAATAAACGAAGTATCAGACCTGTGCGTTGAATATGACAAGGTCATGAGAGGTCGCAATGCGGTTGCTGTAAAGTTCAGTATAGATTTTAAGTCTAATGAGCCAGTCATAGACGTGGAAGCTAACGAGGTCGAAAGCGTAGAGCTAAAAGATGTTCCAAAGAGCCAACGACCTGCCAGAAAGCCCCGCAGCGGCGCATACGAGGATGTGGATTGGGCATCTATTGCGCCGGAGATGTCTAAAAGCCAGTGTATCTTGACCGCAAAGCTAGTGGCAAAGAGATTGCCGGAGAAATATCCAAACATCAAACCTAACAAGAAAAAGGAAGCTGTTGCGAACATCATTGAGAACGCATACAGGGTTCTTGTCAGCGAACGGCTTGATAAGATTGAAAAAGACCCCGGCGCTTATATGTACTCAATTTTGAAAGAAGCAGACCTTGACGATTATGCTACATTTGATGATAGCTTCTTGAAGTAATCAGATGTAGCGCATTGAGCAGATGATGCAGAAAGGAGAAAGAGTATGATTCCAATGTTTCCGAAAGGCTATGACAAGGACAAGTGGTATAAAGTTGAAGAAGCAATGCCCGGTAAAGAACTGGAAGAATGGCCGCACGGGCTTCTTCTCTCAACCAAAAATAAAAACTCTGGCAAAGAAATGATTCAAGTTGGATGGTATGATTCAAGTAACGGAAAATGGACTGATTCTCAGGGAAAATACCTTGAAGATAAAATTGTGACCGAATGGCACGTCACGCCTGTGTTGTGGATCGGAGACGAGGTAAAAGCAGCATATCCGTTCTACTAAAAAGAAAGAGTGATAAAATGGCAAAAGTTTCCTACTCTGCTTTGAATAAAGCAGAACTTGAACTTGAAAAGAAGTTTGATTATCAGTTTCGGTTTAATCATCATGGGAATCAGGCTTCTGTAAAGGTTTTGCCGCAAAGAAGTTATAGTGAACTAACGCCTGACGAAGCGATTGAAGCCGGAAAGTCTTTGATTGAAGCTGGTAAAGCAGCGAAAGAGTTCGTTTATAACGGATATTTTATAGATTGGGGAGAATAAAAATGGCAAAAATTATAGCTGTCGCCAACCAGAAGGGCGGCACAGGAAAGACCACAACAAGCACCTGTTTGGCCGGTGCGTTGCAGCTGCTTGGCAAGAAAGTGTTGCTGGTGGACTGCGATGCCCAGTGTAACGCAACGGACACCTACGGCGCACAGACAGAGGACGTATGCACCCTGTTTGACGTGATGACACGGCAAGGAACAGTAGAGGAAGGAATCCAGCACTGTGAAGCTGGTGATATTCTTCCGTCCGACAGTGCATTGAAGGACATTGACGAGCAGCTTGTCCGGGACATGGGCAAGAACTTCCGGCTGCGAGAAGCCCTTGAAAGCGTGTCCGGGCAGTACGATTACATTGTGCTGGACACTCCCCCGCAGCTTGGTCTTGCGCTTGTGAACGCACTGATCGCCGCCAACAGCATCATCGTTCCCATCACAGCAGACCGATACGCATTAGCTGGTTTGAGCCAGCTCTCGCAGACCATCGGCGATGTTCGCAGATACTTCAATCCGACTTTGAAGATTGAAGGTCTGCTTCTGAACCAGTACAAGAGCCGTGAGAACCTGTCCAAAGAGGTTGTGGAGCAGCTTCCTGTGATTGCACAGAGCATGGGTACAACCCTGTTGGACGTGAAGATTAGACCGTCTATGGGTGTTCGTAAGGCGCAGGCAGAGCGGCACAGCCTGTTTAGCGGCGACACGGCAAAGAGTACCAGCGCAGAGGATTTCAAGGCGTTGGCACAGATGATTGCGGAGGGCGATACAAAATGAGCAACAAGATATGGCATAGTGCGAAGTACGACCCGCCGAAACTTGGTTCGTACAACCACAGGGAATCTCTTGTTTTTTTGGTATATACTAAAGACGGGTGTTGTCTTACAGCTAATTGTTTTTACAACGTGCATACCGATGAGTATTATTGGTTGGACGCCCAAACTGGTTTGCGTACGCTAGATGTAGAATATTGGACGGACACGCCAGAAAGTCCTTGCAAAGAAAACATAGCAACCGTTTCGCTGAATAAAGATAAATTGATGGAAATTGTAGAAAAGATCAATTCCGCAAGCGGAATCCCGGAAGAGGTTCTAAAAGCTCTAGGAATAGGCGGTAAGGAGGAGAAAGAAGAATGAAATCAACCAGCAAAAAATCCACAGGCTTGCTTGGCGGGTTTGATTTTCAGCCTATTTTTTCGGAACAGACATTAAGCCGAAGTGAGCCAAAGGAAGAAGAAGTAAGCCAAACAAAGCCGAGCGAAGCCGAACAAGCACAGATTAAGCCCAATGAAGCCACAGATAGCCGTACACAGCCAAACAATGCCATAGTCAGCGAAAGTAAGCCGAAGAAACTGAAACAGGCGAAAGAAGTTCAACGTCTTATCGAACAGGGCGATGTTCACGGCGCACTAGCTGAAGCTGGTTTGACAAAGAAAAAAATCCCGATGCCGGAATCGCATCAGGGCGTTGCAAGCGGTGATGGCAAGCGTTCAAAGCGCATTACTATCCTTATGAGCGAGGAAGAGCGCAAGTATATCAACCGTGAAGCAAGACGGCACGGAATGACGATAGGACAGTTCGTGTACGCTCTGGCTGTCGCAGCGGCAGAGGGGAAGATTGAGTTGGAAGATTTTTTGGAGGATTGACGATAAAAGTTAAGATTTAGGAGATGGAATGATGCTTAAATTGAATAAATGCCCATTTTGCGGGCATGAAGCGGTTTCCATTAGCGTGTATGATATTGATGAAAAATGGAAAGGGCCACTTGGATGCGATTTTGAGAAAGACCCAGACTGCGATATAGCCTTGTATGCTTTGCATCACGAAGAATGGATGAGTTGCATTCTCCGTTGTGATGACCAAGAAGAAGCTCTTGGCGGTCTATTTTTCAATTCCGCTGAAGAGGCCGCAGGATATTGGAATGAAAAGACTGCAATGCTTGATAAAAGCTGAGATTTAGGAGGAATATGCAATGTTTTGTACTGAAAAATCATGTGAGACTTGTGTAGATTGGAGCCGCGTTCATAACAAGTGTATGGATGCCTTTCATCCAAATGTGAACACTGAAACAAAAGGCGATGGAGAATGCCCTTACTATGAGCGAAGGAGAGAGGCAGTTTGCAATATTGCTTTTCCAAAATCGACGAGAGAAGAATATTGATAAAAACTAAGTTCTAAAGTTAAAATAGAAAACCCCTGTGTAGCCGCTACGACCGCACAGGGGAGAGAGGAAGAACATGAACGATAAAACTTCACTCGAAAGCCTTACTTGCAGAGAAAAAGAAAAATTTGCGGTTTGCTTTAGATGCCAATGTTGTGGAACGATTGCTTGGGTAAAAGGCAAAGACATGAAGATAGAAGAAAAATTTATAGACAGAAAATTCATGGATGGAAGCTACGTTTGGATTTGCCCGGTGTGCAAGTTTGGAATGGAAAGCATTTCTTTTGCACCAGTTGAAAACATTTTTAATGAATAGCAAAAGAAACCCCTGTGCAACCCATCAAGGCTGTACAGGGGTTCTGTTTTACTTATCAGCAATGCAATCCCAGTAGAGATATGCCTTGCCGTCTGCGGCATCTGCGTCCTCAAGGAACGCCTTTGCCATGTCAGCGTAGAAGCCTGGAGTGTCAACGGACTGGCGCTTTGCGACCTGACAATAATCCGAGTACATCATGTTCATGACAGCCCAGAAATCGTTCGGGTCGCAGGTGATATTGCGCTGTTTCGCAACGTCCTGCGTCTGTTCCAGCGTCCAGTGACAGCCCTTTGTACCGTCAGCGTTCACCATGCTGTCGCACCATTCCTCAGCTTCATCGTGGGTGAGGTGCTGGCGCGGCATCCTGATGGAGCGGCTGTCAGCACCGCCACGTTCGTACTGCCCAGACCGCTTGTCCCAGTCACCGTTCTGCGAGAAGCCGATTTGTGGCATTCTGCGCCCATTCTCTACGTCAGGGTAGCGGGGAATAGGGTAGGGGTCGATGTAGCGGTTCTCTTCCTGCGGATAGTAGGGGTAACGGTCGTTGCCACCTTCCAGCTTACGCAGACGGCGTTCCATCTCACGTTCCCTGCGGTCACGCTCTTCCTCAAGGCGGTCACGTTCCGGCTCACGGTTTTTGTCGTGTTCACGGAGCATCATCATGCGGCGAAAATTAGTCTTGCCCATAATCTATACCTCCTTAGGAAATGGACGCAGGTGCACCGGCGTGGGAACGGCAGAAGCAGCCAAGATACTTGAACGTGCCGGTGCCGGTGGCAGACGTTGCCACGCGGGTTGCATAGCGGGTGCGAGTGTGGATGCTCTCAGCAGTTGCCTGAGCGCAGTTGCAGTCAGTCAGAGGGTATGCGGTCGTGCCTGCGCCGATGGTGATGACCACAGGGGCGTTGATGGTGGTCGTGTCAGGAATGCTCTGAGCAACCACAATGCAATAACGCTCTCCATTCTGGTATGCGCCAGCAGGGATGTTGATGGTCAGTGTGTCATTGGCGAACGTCACCGCCTGACTGATGACCAAGTGGGGGCAGAGTTTGCAGCTTGTTTTGCAAGCCATAATGTTTTCCTCCTAAAAAATCAGGGGCAGAGGTGAATCCCCCTGCCCCGATGGTTCACCCGGTATTATCGGGGAGTGTGTTGGTTAGCAGCCGCAGCAGTTCACGCCCAAGTTGGGGTTTGCCACCTGATAAGCGGGAATCGGACGAGGATTGACCCGGTTCAGGATGGTATCAGTCTGCTGGGACATCACGGTGGTCAGAAGCGCATTCTGCCGATCCTGAGAAGCCGCGAACTTCAGGCTCTGGTTCTCAGCGGTCAGAGTTGCGATCTTGTCCTGCGTGAAGTAGTCCATCATGCTGCGGAAGTTGGCGTTGCAGTTGTCGATAACTGCACGGGCGTTGTCTGCGATAGCCTGACGGGTAGCGCAGTCCTCAGTTGCGATGGTGTACTTCAGGTCGCCGATCAGCTGCTTGTTTTCGCAGCAGCAAGATGCAAGCTGCGTGGCAAGTGCGGTCTGACCGGCCTGCCGTGCGTTGCCTTCCTGCATGATGGCAAGGCTGATGGCGTTGTCGCCGTTGGACACGCTGCGTTCCAGACCGTTCACGAGCTGTGCGTTCTGGTAGCCAAGCTGACAGATGGCGCTGTTCACGCCCGCAAAGCCGTTTGCGATGTTGGTGTTGACGCCGTTCATCTGTGCCAGCTGGTCATAGCCCAGAGAGCAGATACCGCTCTGGATGCCCGCCAGAGAGCGGGAGGTATCCTGCTGGTAGAAGCCCTCAGACAGAGCCGCGCGGGTGTCTGCACCGCCCTGACCAGTTGCGCCAGTGCCGACCAGATAGGGGATGTAGGCGTTCATGCCGTTGTCGCCGCCGTTCCGGCCATAGCCGTTCGTGCCCCAGCCGAAGATGATGGCGAGGATGATAACCGCCCACAGACCTTCGTTGCCGAAGAATCCGCCGTTGTTATTGCCGCCGTCCTGCCCAGCCAGATAGCCAGTTGCAAAGTCGTCCATAACAAAACTCCTTTCAGTTTTGCGTTATGCCATCCCACCGCCGTGTGCGATGGGCAAAGCCAAACAAAAGCGGTTTTTGTCAAGTCCGCAAAAACTGAGAAGCGTTTCGCTTAGAGGGATACTTATTTTAGGATTGTTAAGTCAGTTCGGAGGGTTGTCTTTTTTATCTTTTGGGTCATCCCACTTTTTGCTTGCAGCACCGAAAATGAAGCCAAGCATTAAAGGAACTCATATTTTGTCATTTCCACAAAGATTGTTGATGTCAAAATCTTTTTCGGAATGACTGTTTTCAACATCATCCATTGTAAAGTCTCCTCACTTCGGAAGCGTCAAATTCAGGACGCTTGCCAGCTGGTTCAGGTCGATGCCACGCTCTTTGGCGAGGTTTTGCGCCATCGTTCGGAGCTGTGCTTCGTTTTTGCCCTGAATCAGGTTCAAGCCCTGCATGATGGGTGCGCTCTGCCCACCCAGCTGCTGGATAAGACCCATCGGGTTTTGTCCGGCGCGAGCCAGATTTGCAAGCTGCATGATAGGGCTGTGAGTAATCATGTCAAACGGAGAGGGCATCGCTTATTCTCCTTTCTTCGCTGCGGCAGTGAGCTTAGAGAAGCTCTTCTGCCACTTTTCCAGTTCATCCAGCCGATGCACAAGGGCGTTATACTGCTCAATAGGCACATACTGCTGTGTCGGTGCAGCGGTCTGCTGCGCCTGTTGTGCTTGCATCTGCCGCCATGCTTCCGGGCTGTAAAACTCCTGCACATAGGATTCACAGGTGTCTGGGTTGAGCCGCTTGCAGTAAATGACCCCACTACGCAAGTCTGGGCAGTAGGTCGGTCTGCCGTACAGATCAGACGGTATTGCCAAAAACTCTTCTCTGCTGGAAACAGGTCTGCCAAGCAACCAGCCGCCATCCTGTGCCGACTGCTGAACAGGCTGTTGCCCATTCATCGGCTGCGGACGCTGCGGCTGCACCTGTTGCATCTGCGTGCTCGGTAGGGGAGTGGCAAGCCCTACTGTTCCCATGCCGCCGTAAGGATTGACGGGCTGCTGTGGAACGTAAGGCGCTCCGGGTGCCGGATAATAGCTCATAATACATCCCTCCTTGTGCATCCAGTGTACCGCATTGGCAAAAAACGAAAGACAACGAACGTACAACGAAGGACAAAAAAGAAAAGCGCCCACATGGAAAAATCCGCATGAGCGCTTGAAAAATTGTATATAAACAAAAATACCCCCGATGCTCCACACGGAACACCGGGGGTTTGTGCCGCCAAAACGGCGAAATCTAAAATCAAGAGCGGAACCGCCCACAGGCAATGCCGCTCTCTACAAAGGCCGTAGCCTTTCAAATCATAAATCGTATGGCGTATAATGCAAAGACGCATATACCGATAAAACCACGCCTATAAATGCACTATGCCAAAACGGAAGGACGGCTTTTAGAACGCTTGATGTCGCTCCAAAAATAATCAGAGCGAACAAAGCACGGGACAAAAAGTGATATATTTTATTTGCCATAATTCATATAAAATCGTTTCCCGCATAGTACGCACTGTGAGTAGGCGGGCGGGAGACTAAATTTCGTAAGCTGTGCGCTTGTGCTGACAGAAATCTTTAGGCCAGACCACACCAGCAATTCATTAGGCGAATTGTCTGTAAATATTATACCACAATCCGTGCAAAAAGAAAAGCGGCAGACCCGAAAGCCTGCCGCTTTGTTTTGCCAAGAATCAAGCTTCAGAAAAAAACATAAGATTACGAGTATCTGTAGCAATTCCAAACTTCGTCGGATTTATTGTAAGCATCGTCTGGACACATCCCAATTTTCAAGGCCAATTGATTTGATGCCACATTATCTTTTCGAGCTATCCACAACAGTGGTTTATTATCAAAATCAGATCTATGAGCTGTATACCATTTAATTGCCGATTGTGCAAGATTCAAAGCGTATCCATGTCCTCGATAGTTTTTATCATTTCTTGTTGCAACCGCTACATCTATATATGAACATTCTTCAAATAGGTCAAAAAACGCAACAGGAGTGTCGTCACTGATTTTTAAGAATCTTTTTATAACATATTCTCCTGCTGTAATTGTTAGATATTCATCGTTGTAAACACCAAGCATCCGCTGTTCCTCTGAAGATAGTGTTTTAACGATGTTATCTACAAGTGGTTTTGTTTTTGCTGTGACTTTTGCTCTTTGTTTATAAATATTATTTTTGTTCGTCATAAAACCCTAATTCTTCAGAAATTACGCTTCACTCCTTCCAAATAGAATTTATGAAGCATTTTTTCGTATTCACATCTACACTGTGGGCACAAATCCGAGACAACACCCTCGCCTTTCAAGCTCCATTTTTTATCATCAGGAACGTAATAACTTGTGACATTGTTTGGAAATTCATAATTCAAAGGCACTTAGGTCGTACAAATAGTATATTGCACATCCAGAATTTTATCAATAATTTTCAGCCTATTGCCGATTGATGTCCGACAATACGGCACACGCGCTGCAATATCAACTTGGCATAGCTGGTCAACGTACCGCAACCGGGCGATTTTCCGGTCATACCTCCCAAGCGGCGCACGTTTTATCACAGCTTTTATCTGTTCTGCATTAAGCCCTTGCAACGCTGGCGGAAAGACTATGCGAGCCGCCGCCACAGGCAGCGCCGAGCCAGAAAGGCTGCGGCAGCTGTCCAGCGTTGCGCACCATTACGGTGACGTTGCCGAGATGGTATGTTTTCGTGAGGTCACGAAAACGTGCGCAGACCATTTTCGTAAGGTCACGAAATTGTTCTTGTGCGGCGTACATTTTGTTGACGTCACCGAGATGGCGGTATGTAGTGCTTGTCATGCTATCACTCCTTATTGTGAACAATGAGATAACGAATTGCGGAAATTTTGACGATACAGCTATCGTCCGGGCTGTTTTGTTGCACACCGCTGAACGCAACGTATTCGCCATTTAGCCACAAAATATTTCCTTCCAACCGCATGAGCCATTTTCCGCTGCCATCGAAATCAGCGGCATGATTATCCAAGTCGATTTCGAGGTAAAAGCCATCGTTCTGTTTTGCAAAGTATTTTTGCAGAACAGAAGTGATTTCTTTCGTACTCATGTTTTCGGAATCGGCAATGACTTTGATGTAGTGATAATGAAACATTTTTTTGTCTCCTTACTCCTTGCTATCCAAAACGGTTACTGCGTACACGCGGAGGCTTTCCAACTTTTCGATAACGACACTATAAGTTGCTTCCGTCGCGATGTGTGCGATGCGCTCCAGCTCGTTGCTCTCTTTTGATGCAGCGATAATTTCATCCGCAGATACGCGTTTCATGGATTCAATCAAATCGAGCAAATCTTCGACATTTACTGCGTTCATATCATCGTTCCTTGCTTAGTGCCGCTTTCATGTAGCTCATAAATTACCCCTTGTTGATGGTAGGCTTCTTTTCTGCCAGTGCCTTTTTCATCATGCTGACGGCCTTTTCAATCACGCTGTCCAGCACTTCATCGGTGATGAAAGGCTTCAGCCAGTCCGGCAGTGCGCCGCGCAGCGCAGCAAAGACCTGCGCCTTTTTCTTCGCGCCCTGACCGCTACCCATGATGCTGTCCTCAGCGATGGTCACGAGCTCCAGTGCCCAGCGCTTGACGTACTGCTTGTAACCCAGCCGGATAGCGCCAACAGCCAGCGCGGCAAAGCCAATGAACATCAGTACCAGTGCGATGGGTGCGGGGATAAAATTAAACATTGCTTCCATGATTTGTTACTCCTTTCAGCAGGTAGTTGTTGATATCGGATTTGCTTTTTTTCATACCTTCGCGGTTGTTGCCGGACAGCTGCGAATCCAAAAGATTTTGTACGCCAACGAGTACGAGACGCATTTCTTCATCGAGGCCGTCAAAGCGGCGCAGGTCTCTTGCAAGGGCCTGTGCGTGCTGAAGCTGTCCCTGTTCCAGCACGCCAAGTCTTTTTTCGAGCGTATCCATTCGCTTGTTCTGCGCATCGTCGGGGGCCTGTGCCTTTTTGACGTACTTGTGGATGATGTCCAGCACCTTGTCGATCGTGATGGTAGCAGCGCACAGGCTGCCCAGGATGCCCAGCACCCACAGTAAAGCTTCTTTTTCGGTCATTTACCCTCCCGGAGACGGGTCAGACCCTTCTTGCTGATGATACCCGCATAGCCCTTGTATGCGTGGGACATGTCCACGTTGGTGGTCACACCGGGTACACGGGCCTTGCTGGTATACTGCCACATGCCAAAGGGCCAGCCGGGAGCGGGCTTCTTCGTCCGGTAGGCAGCCAGCCACACGTCGTATGGCTTCAGGGCTGCGCCGCCCATGTACAGGAAGGTGCTGCCGAACCACAGGCCGGTGTAGAGCAGAGCGTACACGCCCCAGCTTTCCACCGTGCTCAGCATGTAGGCCGTCAGGTCGGTCAGTGCGGCCTTGCCCAGCGGCTTCTGCACTTCGTCCTCAATGTCCACGGCTACCGGCAGCTCAAAGCTCCGGCCGGCGAGCAGCTCCTTGAAGTAAGCCAGCTCCTTGTCAGCCTGCTCCCGGTTGACCGCTTTAAAGTAGCCATACACGCCGCAGGGGATGCCCAGCCGCTTGCATTCGGCGTAGTTGCGGGCAAACTGTGGGTCAGTGTAGGGAGCGCTGGGCCTGCCCGATGCGCTGTTGCCCATGGCGCGAATCATCACGCCGTCCACCTTGCCGCTTGCCTTGACCTTCTCCCAGTTGATCGTGCCCTGATGCCGGGATACATCCATGATTTCAGCCATAGCGTCCTCCTTACTGCGTGATTTCCTCAAAGCCGCTCTTGATAAGAATCGCCTTGACTTTCTCCTTCAGCAGGCGGGGGCAACGCTCATACAGAGCCTTTGCGTCCTCCATAGTCTCAGCGGACATAATTTCCTGTGCCCATAACATAGCCATCATAAATACCATCCTTTCGATTCTTTGTGTGATTTTATGCATAAACAATCTCGCTCATTTCAAGCAAGCATTGCTTGAGCATTTCGCTTTCTTTTTGCAACGCCGCCACCGTCTCCGGCAGCTTCTCCCGGGCTTCGGCCTTTTTGCGTGCTTCTTCCTGCGCGGCCAGCTCTTCGGCGGTGTAGCGGATGTACTTCTGGATGGGCACCTGTTCCACCCATTCCTCCTGTGCCTGAACGCCGGGACGGTCGATGATTTTCTGTACGTCCCTGCCGCCGTTCGGATATTCGGTCAAGGTCTCCCAGTGCCACTGCTCTTCCACGCCCTCTACAGCGGGGTGGGTGACTTCTTCGGTGTCGTCCACCAGATACCCAAGCGTCAGGTCAGGGTTTTCAATGGCTGCACCGTTCTCGTCAATGATCTTCATAGTTCAAAACCTCCTTTCTCATGCCACGCGCTTCCAGATGTGCACATAGTAGGCGGCAGGCTGCACGGTGGCGCTGCGGCCGTAGATTGAGTTCGAGCGGGAAGCATCAAAGTAAACATCATACGTCGAACCTGAATCACCCCTGTAGCCACCCCAAGAAGTATTGATTTCTACGAATTTTAAAGCTCCCGATGATTTCAAAGACGCTTTTGAACCACGGAATGGGGAGGAATCTGCGTTTGCTTCTATTAAGCTGCCTGTGATGTTCGGCAGTCCGGCCTCCACGGTGGTGCCCGCTGCGTGGGCGTAGGATGCACCCATCAGCACCCGGTTCTGCGCGATCTCCTGCCAGCTGCCGCCGAACAGTGCGGCGGGGCTGGTCGTACTGACTGTTTGAAAAATACTGCCCACGGGGTAAGGGTCCGGGGCAGTACCGCCTGCCAGATGCAGTGTGCCGTCCGCATCTGCCGTGAAGTCGTCACTCAGCTTGACACCGCCCAGCGTGGTTGCGGTGGCAGCAGGGAGGGTGTATTCCTGAGCATCGGCGCTCAGCGTACCATCGTAGGTCACAGAAAGCCCACTGCCCACCTTGATTCCGCCAAGTGTTGTGGATGTAGCAGGGCGAATATTCAGATTCTTTATGGCTTCACCCACGGCCTTAGCGTCAGCTGGGGCATTATCTACCGTTAGCGTTTTATCGGTGCTTACGGTGGCGGCGGCACGATCGGCGGCATCTTCTGCTTTTTTCTGTGCAGCCTCCGCTCCGGTCTGGTGTTCCTGCGCAGCATTTGCAGACGCTTTCGCATTTTTTTCGCTCTCCGCCGCATTTGACGCGCTCGTGACTGCTTTATCTAAGTATTCTTTCAAATCGGCCTTAACAGCGTTCGCAGAATTTGTAGCTGCTTGTTCTGCTTTAGCCCTTTCGGATGCAGCAGCCTGCGCTGCTAAAACGGCTTCTTCTTTTGCGTTAATTGCTCCTGCAACAGTACTCAGCTCGTTTAAGGTAGATGCATTGATTGGTGTTCCTTCTTTTATTGGCTCGTCATTTCGGATAAGAGTGACAATTTCGGATGTTCCATCCGATTTTGCCATTGTCCACCGACCCGGATGTTTTGCCACACGGTCTTCAAAAACCATATTGTCCATCTCCTGTCATGTATTCACCGGAAAACGTAACGTATGTTTTAGCAAGCGTTTCAATGTCGAACAAAATTTGCTCAATTTGATTCATCGTTGAAAAATCGAGTTTGTTCATGCTTTCTGGCGTACCTGCAATAGCAGATGGGCCAGAGCATTTAGCGCGAATGGAGTTGATGTTAGAAAACCAACGTGTTGCATCGGAGACTTTCATATATCCATCGACTGTCCAATCAGTCCGAACAGAAACAGATGCGCCAACAATGGAGCCAAGTTCTTGAATGCCGGATTCAATGCGGTTGAAATCCGTATAACTTAAAGCGCCCTTCATTCCGGCAAGCCATTCCGATTGTTCGGCTTTTGTCCACGTGCCTGTTCTCGCCTTTGCGGTAATTTCTTTCACACGGTCAACATCTGATTGCGTGCGGTCTGTAATCCAACGAGCCATAAATTATTCTTCCTCAACTCTGTTTTGATACCCAATAGGCAAATTACTCGGAACGGTAAACATGTAATGATAGCACTTATAGTTTGCGTCCCCAGAACCGATACAATCATAAAAAAATAATTCTTCGTCATTAGAATTACCAAGATGTGCTTTGTCCCAATATCTTGAAACAACAATAGAACGATAATAGATACTTCCAACAGAAGGGCCCATGCCAAAATATTCAAGATGGGTAACGGGAGTTCTCGTCCACTGCTGATACGGGCTGTAAACGCCTCCGACCATAAAAAAAGGATTTCTCAGAAGTTCTTTTGCTGTAGGGAGCGGGCTTCCTTCTGCGTTGCATCCATAACCCCAAATTTCGTTAATACCACTACTGTTATCGGGAAATCCGTAGTATATTTCTTTTGCGGAAGGTAAAAATATACTGCGAGATAGAGTAGACACAGCAGAAGGTACGTACTCGTTAGAATCATTTTTTTTGAACGCGGGGGTATAATAAAAAGTAGTTTTTCCAATTTTTTTCTGCATAAAATCAGAAAAAGAATTTTTTATGTTTCCGTTTAATAAGGC